GTTGATACACTGCTGCTGCCTTGACAAGTTTTTCAAGAGAAGTGCTGTCCAGTTGGAAACAAACATCTGCCGAAGGAAGTTGAATCTCCTTATCAGGGGGTGAAATAATCACATTAGGATCAGCATAGAAATACTTCACCCGACGCTTACCCTCTTTGATGCTGAGATAAGACTGCTCAGTAAAATCAAGATCAGGATCTTGGTGCAAACCAAGACCATTCAGAAACTGGTTCAGATCATAAATGGCAAAGTCACGAGGAAACTCTTCCGTAATATCCGCTTCTGCAAGGATGTTCTTTGCAACAGAAATAGTACGAAGTTTGTTACCCTCTTTCACAAGAATAGAATTATTGATTCCCGCAAAGTTTTTAAGAATAACAAGAGTATTATCAGAAAGTTTCATAGTTTTATCTTGGAGTTTCATAATCAATAAGGATAGTTGTTGGAATTATTCTTGTGCAGACCAGCAAAGTGATAAAGAAGAACACAATAGTGGATTGCTTTCAGAATGTCCATCTTAGATTTACCATTCTTCTTACCAAAGCGCGAGAGATATTTGATAGCATTTGAACGAGTAAATGCTTCTGCATCACCAATACTCTCAATCAAATCAAGAGTTTGAGTTTTAGATTGTTCAGAAGTGTAATGAGAATGATAAGTACTAGAAAGGTATTCTTCTACTGCTTTCAGAGTTTTATCTTCTTCATATTTCCAGAAACCGTTTTTATTTGTATCTTCGGGCATTTTCAAATTAAAAGTGGAAGGCATATTCAATGATAGATGATCTTCACCAAGACCACCAGGAAGTCGTGATCCAAAGATGATTGTATCTGGTGAGGCATAAGGATTTCCAGTTAAACTAATACCATCTTCCTCCCAGAAATCTTGATTAGGGATTGAACTTTCGTAAGTGCTCTCAAAGTTTTCTGACATTTTGTTTCATAGTAAAGGGTAAAAAGGAGGCACATTGACCTCCTTATATTCTATCAGTTTGCCTGCTGTTCGTCAACAGGAAGTTGGAAATCAGCATCAACCTTGTCATAGAGTTCAAGGAATGCTTGCTTGGTTTCGTCGTCAAAGCGATTCACACAAACTTGGATTGCCTTTGCTTTGTCTTGGAAAATGCTGTAAGCACGAATGATATGAACCAGACGGCGGGTGCTGATGATTTCCTCAATACCACCATCGTAGAAGGTCTTGCGGATGATGTCTGCCCAGTCCACCAGGCGCTTGCAGAAGTCGCGGTCTTCCACGCCAAGATCCAGAGCGATGCCTTCCAGGATCTTCTGCTCGGTTGCAGGGGCGGGATAGGACTGCTCAAAGGTCACAGGGAAGCGTTCCAGGAATGCCTCATTGAGCACGTTGGTGCCGATGAATCGTCCATCATCAGAACCCTTACCTTTGGTGTTGGCGGTGGCAATCACATTGAAACCAGCAGCAGGTTTCACAAAGCGACCAATCTTTTTAAGGAACACACCCTTACCTTCCAGAATAGATTGAAGGCACAGGATCTTGTTGGAAGCAAGGTCAATCTCATCCAGCAGCAACACGGCACCACGTTCAAGTGCTTCGACCACAGGACCATTGTGCCACACAGTTTCGCCATTCACAAGACGGAAACCACCAATCAGATCATCTTCATCAGTTTCGATGGTGATGTTTACACGGATGAGTTCACGGTTAAGTTGAGAACACGCTTGCTCAACAGAGAACGTTTTACCATTACCCGAAAGACCCGTAATGAATGCAGGATAAAAAATACGGGACTGAATAATTTTTTTAATATCATTAAAGTTACCAAACTTGACGAAGGTATCATCTTTGTCAGGAATAAGATTTTGTTCGGCGGCAGGAAGAACGGCAGGTGCTTGGAAAGAACGCTCAATCTCATCAACACGTTGTTGAGTCACTTCCAAATTCCAACGACCACGTGAGGTTTTATAATTTTCAAGGCGACGAGTTACAGTTTGATAGTTCAGAGAACGAGAAGCACAAAATCCTTTCAGATCTCCAGCAGTGATTTCAGATCCGTAAAGTTCTTTGATGCTTTCAATAAGTTGTTGATCGTTCACAGAAGACTTGCGAGGCATGATGTAGTTAGGTTGTTTTTTTCAACAAAGTAATTATACAAGCAAAAGAGGGGTAGAAACCCCCTACTGTGCCAGTTTGAAAATTGGATCAGGCAACCAACTCGACAAACTCACCAAGAATTTTTTTGTTCATCTTTTTGGATTTCAAACTTTTCACAAAAGCAGATTTGATTTGTGCTTTGGTTGCAGATTCTTGTACATCAAATTCACTGTCCTGAGCAAGAGCACTGGCAGAAAGACCGAAGTAAGAGTGATACCCAGACTTCTTAATCGTGAATGCTTTCTCCTTTTTCCAAGAACTCATTGTCTTTTCATAATCAGGTCCAAAGAATCCACAATAACGACGAATAAAAGAACCAGCATCACGTGATTCAAGAACACGAATACCAATAAAGTTAATATCAGTAAACCTATCCCGAAGATTGCGAAGCAGAATGTCAGTGAACTCGTGATAATCACAATCACAAGAATAGGTCATACCAGTCTTACGATCACGAATAAAAGCATTAGGACCAATATGTGCTGTGCCCATAAAAGGTTCTTCCTCCCAGCGACGCTGAACCTCACGATGATATTTGAGCATAGATCCTTCACCATCACTCAATACAACACACTGAACTTTTTGAAGTTTGTTTTCACTCTGAAACTTTGGAAGAATCTGATGAAGAGAAATCATTGCCTCATTCAAAGGAGTACCAGAAAGACTCATCCCAAGAGGAGCAGAATAACGTGCATAAGAATTATATCGGAATGATGCTGCAAGGCGAAAAATATTTTTCATTTGAATATCCAAATTCTTACCATTCACTTTACTGGTAATCAGATTCATCATAGAAAACCACTCCCCAACTTGAATAAGACCATCACGCTTTTTATAGGAGAGATCACGGAGGGTTGCTTTACCATCATCATCATACTTCACAAGAGGATAGTCAGTAGTGAAAGCATAGACTTCAAAAGGAATAGAAACTTTTTTGCAGAACCAAACAAGATTGAAAAGTTGCTTGACAGTATCCACCATTACATCACCCATTGAACCAGACCAGTCCAATACAAACACTAGACCGTGATTTTTACCATCGGCAAGTGTAGTTACTTTACGAAAAATATCTTCGTTGTACTTATAGGTATGAAGTTTAGAGCAGTCAAGAACACCAGTACGAGCAGTTGTAGCACGAGCATAAGAATCTGCTGCCTTGCGACACTCAAACTCTTTCACTAGATAGTTGACCTCTTTTTGAGCAGAACGCTTGAACTCCGCAAACTTCTTATCAACCTCACCAAAAATATCATTTTCAGAATATTCGTTCCTTTCAAGATAGTTGTTCCACTCCGAAAAACACTTTTCGTGAATCTCTGCATTAGGAACAATAATCTTATTCAGATCAACCTGAGGAAGTTCAAGATAAACATTCTCATAACCGTCATTATTGACTAGATCTTTAAGTGCCTCTTCAAGATTATCCATCGTCTTGACTTCGGGTTCTTCATCCTTTTCAGAACTCTGAGAAGTAGGTTTCTTCTCTTGATTAGTTTCACTAGAAGCAGGAGATTCAGAAGTATCTCCCTGAGGTTGGTCATTCTCACCCTCTTGCTGATCTGAAAAATCAGAAGCAGGTTGTTGACTTGCACCAGAATCCTGAGATTCCAGATTGTCCATCGGAGTCTTGGTTTCTTCTTCTTGCTTGTGTTTGCAATAATTATAAAGTACCTCTGCGGCAATTAGAACATCAGCGAAGGTTTCAGTTTCCGCAATCAGGTTGATGATTTCAGTCTCTTCACCACGCTCAATGGGCACATCCACATAGTTACCAACCTTGAACCAGAGGTTTGCACGGTCGGCAAGATTATAAGTTTCTAGATTATCATCTTTGATTTGGAAGAAATCCTCATCGGCAAGTTCTTTGTATCCGTTATAGAAAGTCTTAGCAAGACCAGCATAACGACGCTTCATTAGTTTCTCAATACGAGCATCCTCCACTACATTCACAAACTGTGGTGGAATCTTGTGTTCCTTCAACCAATTCTCGTCAGGTGTATAGAGAGCGTGTCCGACTTCATGACCCACCAGCAGATCATAAACAGTTCCACTTGCACGTTCCCATAGAGGCAGAGTCAGAACACGAGTATGAACGTTGAAGCAAGCAGTCTCCACCTTCTTATGCTCAACAACAAGATCCTCAGTGGCAAGCAGTTTGGCAAGTTGGGACTTGATTTCGTGGCGGACAGTCATAGGTCTGATGCGTATGAAATCATTATACAAAAAAAGAGGGTGGTGAGACCCTCTTATGTGCCAGTTTGGGAAGTGGGTCAGACTCCCTTTAAACGAATTCCAGTGATCGGATCATAACCTGGTTTGTCACCTTTGTATGTGCCACCCGCATTTCCTGATCCTCCTTTATTCACAATCCCCTTTGCTCTCTTGTAATCTGGTGATTCCAAGTCATCCTTTGCTTGCTCAACAATACTCTTCTTCCACTCTTTACTCATATTCGCCATAATAGCAAGAGCTGCTTCTTCGGTATCTGCATAACCTTCGTCGAGAAGGTGTCCTTTTACAATGTCAAACATATCAACAGAGTTAAACAATTTTCCAGCGCCCTGTACTGCACGGTTTAAAGCGCCACCATAATCTCCACTTTTTACCTGATTGCCAATTTTATCAACTTCTCTACCGGCAACATATCCACCAAGAGGACCATATTTTTTATTTGCCTGTCTCTGAACTGGTGGTTTTACAGCACTGGTAGCAGTATCAACGACAGTATCAAGCATACTCTGCTCATAAACGGAAGAATATGCTTCCATCAAACCTCTAACTTCTTTTGATTCCATTTTGTTATAGTTTTTTAGTTATTTATTAAAAAAAAAGAGGTCATATGACCTCCAAAAATGAAATTTATTTAATCAATCACCAGAGAGGTTCGTCTCTCATAGGTGCTTGTGGTTTTCTTTGTGGTTGTTTTGGTGCATCACCAGAACCAGGACCCCAGAGAGGACCATCTGCATATGGTTTTCCGTCACCAGGACGGGTGCTATATCCACCAGTTGGTGCTTTCTTTTTTAACATTTCAGAACCAGTTTTAATTGCACCTTGAACTGATGGATTACTCATTGCCTTTTGGAGAAGTCCAGCACCAGTTCTGATTGCATTTCCAACTGGATTTGGAGTATATCCTCCACCAGCAATAGTCTCAACAATATTCTGTCTCCAATCCTCACTCATATTTGCCATAATGACAAGAGCTGATTGATTAGTATCGGCATAACCTTCGGCAACCAGATACTCAAGAATAATATCAAAGAGATCAGTTTCTACTTCTTCACGAGCAAACTCTCTACTTCTTGGTTGAGAACTACCACCGTGAGAAAACTCTCTACTTCTTGGTTCTGGTTTCTGAGGTTTTTGTTTAGCAGATCCACCACCCGTAGAATTAGTGGAATGACTTAATTCAGAACCTCTCATTCCAGCAGCATTTTCCTTTGCCCTCTTCATATCACGATAATCTTGAACAGGATCTTCGGAGATATATCCTTCTTTCATTTCATCTTCATCTTCTTTTTCCTTCTTTCCTTTCTTCTTACCATTCATTTCAGGAGTCTCTTTTTCAGACTTTTCCTCATCCTCACACTCACAATCAGATTCAGCAATGACTTCTTCTGGTTGAGCATAAACGGAAGCATACGCCTCCATCAGGTCTTTTACTAGTTTTGCTTCCATTTTACCAATAGTTTTTTAGTTATTTATAGTTATGCGTAATCTGATCCAGGAATACCATACTTTCTAAGCCAAATCTTAGTTCCCAATTCCTTTGCTTTTGCAGGATCAGTTTTTCTTAATTCATCATATTTTTGAAGATCTGTATCAACTGGTGCTGCTGGTTTAGCAGCAGGTTTAGATGCTGGTTTAGTAACAGTAGATTTAACAGCAGGTTTAGATGCTGGTTTAGATGCTGGTTTAGATGCTGGTTTAGATGCTGGTTTAGCAGCAGCAGGTTTTGCTGGTGCAGGAAGTTTTGGTGCAGGTGGAGCAACATCACCACGCTTCATAGCAGCAGTTAAAGTACCATCAGCAGTTGGTCTAGGTGCCATTACAGCAGCGGCAACTCCAAGTGGCGTAAGATTTCTAAGTGAAGCAAGTGTTCCAAGTCCTTGAAGAATCTTAGAACCACCGCCAGGAGTTTGTGGTTTTACTGCTGGTTTTGTTGCTTTTGCTGGTTTTGGTGCCAACTTATCAACACGAGTTGATTTAGGAGCAGGTTTAGATGCTGGTTTTGTACTTGGAAGTTCTCCCATTAAACCACCACCAGTCATTCTATTCAATCTCTGAACATCTTGGAACTGTTGAGATCTTACTGAGGTTGCAGGTTTTGCTGCCTGAGTTGATGGTGTTGGTTTTGCTGCTGGTAACAATCCACGAACATTAGTCTGTGTTGGTTTTAATTGTGCTTGTGGTTTAGTTGCTTGTTGAACTCTACTCCACAAGTTTCTAGCACCAGAAATAGTATCAGAAGCTTGTTTCCATGGATCTGGAAGAACATTTCTCACACCTTGTGGTAGCAGTCCACGAACATTAGATCCTGGTAGACCTTTTGATGAACTTGGAATTTCTCTAACAGTTACTGGTTGAATTCTTGTACTTACAGGTTTTCCACTAACTGGTTTGGCAGCAGGAGTTACAGATCCAGGTTTAGCAGTAGGAGTTATAGCACCACCACGAGCAGAACTAGACGAAGATGGTAATGCTCCACGAACATTAGGTCCAGAAGATCCAGTTAGTGCTCTTGTAGTAGTTGGTTTTGCAGTTGGTTTTTGAGTAATATCATTTATTTTATTTCCAGTTGTTCCACCTTTCCAAGGATCGGGAGCAATGTTTGCTCCTTTTGGAGCGGTTCTTATTTTTGCAGTGGATGTTCTAACAATTGGTGCAGGTGACTGAGTTCTTACAGTTGGTGCCTTTACTGGTGCAGATGCAGATGGTGCAGATCCTGCTCCAATAGATGTTCCAAGAATATCAGATATCCCTGCTCTTAAAACATTTTTAGCAACTTGTCCAGGTCCAACACCAGGTTTTCCAATTCCAGTTCTACTCTGAACTGCTTTAAGAAAATCATTCCAAGCCGCTTCATTTACAAGTTCAACCATAATTTGGTTGCTCTCTTGCTCAGTATAACCTTCATCAAGAAGAATTTCTAGAACTTGATCATAGAGATTAACACTTTCTGGAAGACCCATTTCTTGCCAGTTCTTGTTATTTGCCTTTGCCCATTCTTTTGCCGCTGCCTTTTCTTCTGGCGACATTTGATTCCAGGTATTTCTTATTTGCCCCTTAGCAATTGGATTGTTACGATTATTCCAAGCTTTTTGATAATCTGCACTTCTATCAGGAACAGGAGGTTTTGGTGCCTGTGGGGTTTGTGTCTGTTGAGTTGAAGTAGGAGACTTTATAGATCCCCAATCAGTGGGTTGAATAGCATTACGATTTACAATTGGAGGAGGAACAGGTCCACCTCTAAATGTGGGTCCAGGTCCCATCGTTGTACCAAAAGTTCCTGGTTGAATTGTTGTGGATGGTCTTGTCGATGATGGTGCTGGTGCTGATGTAGTTGAGGATGGTTTTGGTGCAGTTGGTTCTGGAGCACCACTCATCATTCTCTGCACTCTCTCTTGTCCAGCAATACCTGCCTTTAATTTATCTGCACCAAGCATTCTCTTTGTTCTATCACTCATCAATGCTTGTGCTTCTTTTGATGGACCTGCCATCGTTGCCTGAGCAGATGCTTTACGAAGATTGTCCAATTCAGACTGATCATTTAATGCTTCGTAAATTGAATTATATGCTTCTTGTAAACCCTTATAATTTTCGTCGCTCATCTTTGAAAGATACTTTTTAGATATTTATCAAAAAAGAAGAACCGCCCCGTGAGAGGCGGTTCTTGAGTGCTTGGCGTCGTGCCTTTGCTTGTCGGAGTGCTTGCGGTTTCAGTTTTCGCTTTTGCTCCTTCTTTGAATGATGATAGCGATTTGGGACTTGCATTAGTCTTGTGCTTGTGGGGACAGCATACGAGAAAAACCTTTGACTTTTTCAAACCTTATGACACTTTCAAATTTGTCATGCAGGTCTGACTTATGAGAGATCACAAAGATATTAGCATCCTTAATGACATAACGGATAATCTTCAAGAACTCATCGGTTCCGAAACCATCAAGCGAAGAATCAAAGACCTCATCCATAATCAGCAGATTGGTATTGACGGAGTTTTTTACTCTGGCGACTTCTCTCCAAGTAAAGAGAAGGGCAAGGTCGATTCTCATTTTCTCACCCTCACTGAATGAACTATAAGAAAAGTCTTCGTGAATGGGTGATTTTACCGTTTCGTTAAACTCTTCATCCAGATTGAAATTAATATAAAAGTCCATCATCTGAAGGTAACGATTCACCTGCTGATTTATGAACGGAAGATACTTCTTAATTATCTTCGTTTTAACGCCATCGTCCTTGAGTAAGGAATAGGCAAAATCGTAATAAACGATTTCTTCTTTTTTCTTTGCTAATTCTTCAAATGTTTTTTGGAGATTGGAGCGAAATTCTTCTAACTTCTCATGCTCAGTATTTCGGTTTGCAAGGTTTTGGGTAATAGTTTGAATTTCATTTTCAAGATCTCGGATTTGTCGCTGGTTAAGTGATATCCGAGTATTGTTTTGAGAAATCTCATGGTTGAGTTTCGTAATCTCCTTGGAAAGTGCGTTGAATTGACGCTCTCGCTCCTGTTCGAACTTTATTGTTTGTTCAAGTTCTTCATAACCATCTTTAAGTTCCTTTGCCTTATTTTGAGCGTCGGTAATTCTATTTAACCGAAACTCTTCTTCAATGGTTTGAGTACAAGTAGGGCATACCGTATTTTCAGTAAAAAACTTATGTTCTTTGGTAATAGCAGATACTTTCTGGGAGATTTTACCTTTTAGATTGTTTAATTTTACTAACTTATCACCAGCACCGATTACCTCTTCTTGATCTTTTGTTAACTCGAAGACTTCTTTTTCTGTTTTAGAATTTTGAGAAATGTAAATTTGAATCTCAGAATCTAAATTGGTAATCTTTTCTCTATTTGTATTAATATTAGCATTACCACGATTTTCAAGTTCTTCGATGAAGTCTTCTTGCATCTTCATCTTATCTTTAATATTATCTTTTCTCAAATCCAGAGATTTAACTTGCTCTTTCTTTTCACGAAGTTTATCCTTTACAAGGTTATTCATTGCAGAGAATACACGAATATCCAAAAGATCTTCGATCACCTCACGACGATTCGATGTCGTAAGTTGCATAAATGGAACAAAAGTACTGCTACCAAGAATTACAATCTGAGTAAAAGATTTGTAATTAAGTTTGAGAATACTTTCTTCAAGAATACGCTGCATCGCACGATCATCTGCTTCACGATGCATTGGAGTACCATTTACAATGATATCAAAAACAGACGGTTTAATACCACGACGAACAAGGTACTGACGAGTATTAATTGTAAACTCAACTTCTACAACACATTCACGCTCATTAGTTGTATTTACAAGTTGAGGTTTATTAATCTTCCTGAATGGTTTATTAAACAGAACAAAAGTCAAAGCATCCAGAATAGTGGATTTACCAGCTCCGTTCGTTCCAATAATAAGATTTGTGTGATTACTTTGGAAATCAACTTCTGTAAAACTGTTTCCAGTAGAAAGAAAATTACGCCAACGGATCTTTTGAAAGGTTATCATTCAGTTTAGGGGGAATAACAATATCGTTTGCTGTAACGACGGCATATTTGTAATTATACCTCTTACAGGTCATTATTGCAAGGGCATCATCAACCTCTACAACATCCATTTCTGTATCTTCCTGATCTTCAAGCATCAAAGCATAGCGAACGGCATCATCTTCTTCTTCAAAGAGGAAAAGAACTTTTTCCCCGTATCTGTTTTGAACAGCGTATGCCCCGTCTTCTTTTTGATCTTTAAGAGTCAGAAGAAACATTACTCAACCTCGCAAGCTTGTGAGTATATCTTTTGTAAAATACCCTTGATGATTGATTTATCACAATCAATCTCAGATTCATCAATATATCTATTCAAAATAGAAATTGTATTTTCAGACTCTTCGACTTCAAAATCTTCATCAATATGAATTTCAAAATTCTCTACAATTTTGAGTTCTTGAATTCCAGATGAATACAATTTATCAATAAACTTTTCAAACTTCTTCGGATCGGATTTTTTCTTTACAATAACCTTTACAATTTTTCCGACATACTCACGAGTATCAAATGTTTGATATGGGGTATCATCATAATAAACGTTGTAAAAAAGTTTATATGGATTATTGATCGGATCAAATCCTAATGTTTCTGTATCAAAGATATGAAATCCGCGAGTATCATTTACATCATTCCAGAACATCTCATAAGGATTTCCTAGATAGTAGATTTTCCCGTTGTTCGATCGAGTGTGATAGTGTCCCGAGAAGACAAGTTCGAACTTCTCAAATAGTTCGCTCTCCATACCGTCTTCCATGACGTGTCCGCGATGAGCTCTAAATCCGTTGAGTTCAAGGTGCCCCATCGCGCATTTGCAAGATGTATTTTGAATAGATTTGAAAGTAGTCTCCTCATTTTCTTGATTAATCCATGGAACAAAAAGTACTTTTAATTTATCTAACTTAACTTCTTCTACTTCAGAATAGATTTTAATATTATCATATTCTTTGAGAAGAAGACCTACTGAATTGACCGAGTTAGTATTCTTATAGTATGCGGTGTGGTTTCCGACAATCGTATGAACCGTCACACCCATTTGTTGAAGGCGATCATAATAGTTCTCTTTTGCCCATTCAAGTGCCCAAAGATCAATTGATCTACGGTTATCAAAAGTATCCCCCATATCAACAACAGTTTTGATATTGTTCTCTTCAAGATATGGAAAGAAAACGGTATCATAAAACTTTTTAAAATAGTCGTGGAGAAACTTGGACGATTTCCTAGCACCAAAATGCTGATCTGTAATGATCGCAACCTTCATCGATTCTTGTAAGCAATATTGTCCTTGATCGTATTATAGTCGGAACTGCTACCAGAAAGCAAGCTGTCGTCAACCATCATTACCTCATCAAAACCAGTCCGTTCGATAATCTTGGTCTTGATTTCCAGTTGCTTCTTCTCTTTCTGAATACGACGGAGAAAAGCGTAGTGAATGATTTGAGTAAAATAAGCAAATGGATTCTTTGACTTCTCTGGATCAAAGTTATGAATATACTGGACGCAGTTTTCAATACCATCAGAAATCATATCATCCCGAAACATATAGTTCACAAAGTTCGGTTTGTATGAGAGGTGTGTAGCGATTTTAAGAAAACATTCACCCAGATAGTTTGAGATCGGTGGTTTACCTTCCCAGTGCTTTGCTCTTTCTTCTTTTGGTTGCTTTGTAAGATCTTTATCGTAAATCTTCAAGTATGACTTTTCAACTTTTGTTCTATAAACAATCAGTGCTTCAAGTAACTCCTTGTTATTTACATAATGTTCGGATTTCTTCTTGGACATAACATCGGTCTCAGTAGATAAATTTTTGTTATGTTCATTATAGCATACTTTGGGGGCTTGACAACATTGGAAATTATGATTAGAATATGTTTGTTCCCGTTGAAGATGAGAATCTAGCTTTCTTTATTATCTTTAAGATCTTTACGGAAAATATTCTCCAAAGTCTTTCTAGCATCTTCAACAGAAGAGATATATCCCATTTTATCAGATATCTGAACCTTACCATCTAGTTCAATATCAACATCTTCATCGTTAATATATCTTTCGTAAAAGGTTATCATTTGACTTTCTTTTACTTCAGTCATAGTAACGATCTTATCGTACTTAATGATAAAGAAATCATCAGATGGTACTTCCATCCAAGGTTTTACTTTAACGTACTGTCCTATGTGATTAGTAACAACTTTCATTATGACAGGATTTTGAAGTATTACAATAGGATCCCCATCGTTATCATCAACGCATATTAAAGAAAATATTTCTTCACCTGTTACTAGTTTGATTGCTGCGTAAAACTCTTCTCCCATTAGTTTTTTAGCGGTATGTTTACAATATCATAGTTAAAGTTTTCTTCGTTATAAACTTTGATTCGCTCGATTAAATGATTGAGTGTATAATTTTTTCTTGACTTATAACTGATATCATCGGCAATATCATATAAAGTCGCTTTTGTCTTGTTGTCTCCTTTTCTTAGAACTCTTCCAATTGATTGAAGATTTCTAATTCTTGATTTACTTGGAGAAGCAAAGATAACATTGTGTAGGTTTTTAATATTAATACCCGTAGAAAAAGTTCCGTAAGAAGCAACAATGATTGCGTTATTTTCTTTTTCGGTAATTTCTCTAACTTTTTCTCTGTCCTCTGTATCTACTCCACCGTGTACAAAAAACACGTGACGATTTTCATCGATATTCTTATTTATGAGGTCATACAAAGGTTGACCGTGACCTTCGACTCTTGAAAAAAGAATTAGAGTATTGCCTTTGAGATCAAGAGCAAGATTGCGAATAAACTTGTTACGTTTCTCGTGATTGATAATATATTGAACCTCATCCTCAAAGGTTTCAAACTTATTCGGTGGGTGTTTCAATAGAAGTATATTGATATCCAGTTTGGCAACGTGTCCTTTCTGCATCAGTTCTTCTGTTCTGATGATCTTATAAGAAGGACCAAACAAACCTTCTAGAACCCACTTATGAGTTTGTGTACCATCAAGTGTGCCAGTAAAACCAAACCGATATTTTGCATCAGAAAGTTTTGTCATTATAGATACTAATGACTTAGACTTGAACTGGTGTGCTTCATCTCCAACTACCACATTAAATCTTGAAAAGTATTGACGGGGAAGTTTGTAGATAGACTGCCAGGTTGTGATGATTACCTGAGAGTCTGTTTCTCTCTCTTTTCCCGCATAAATCTTGTGGCAGTATGAACCAACATCCCACCCATAATCTGCAAAGTCTTTATACATCTGCTCTACAAGGGATGTCGTCGGAACGACTATCAGAGTATTTTGTCCTTTCTCAACGTAATATCGGACAATCGAATATATCATCAACGACTTTCCAGAAGCAGTTGGAGATATCAGCAACTTGCGATTATGTCTTAAAGCGTCGTATACTCCCTCAACTTGGTACTCGCGGGGAGCATACTTGCAAATAGAAGTCATATAATCTTTTACACCTTCTTTTGAGATATGTTCATTTACCTCAAAAGGAAGTCCATAAAACTTATTGTTTATGAACTCATATGTGTAATCGTGATTTTCACAAAAACGAGTGACCTTATCTAAAAGACCAACATAGATCTCACCAGTTTGTGTGTTAAACAAGCGTATTTTTCCATCCCAGTGTCTGTTACGGAACTGAGGCATAAACTTGGCACCTGGTACGTCAAATGTGAACTGATCTGCAAGTTCATAATAGACGTGAGGTTCTGCTTTTACTTGAAGATAGACCTCATTCTTTTTAGATATAACCAAGTGTGACATAAGTTCATATCAATACAAAAATATTTATTGGCAATAAAAAAGAGGCATTTCTGCCTCCTATGTAATCATATAAAGTTAGAATAATTTGATTTTGGTTTTGATGTAGATAGTGGTTTTGATTTTAATTTTGTTGTAGATAAACTTGGATTATTACTTGGCGTTGTTCCCGGCATTTTATCTTTAGTTCCAGGAGAACCTCCAAACCCAATTGTTGGTCCAGTATAGTCCGGATTCTCTTGATATTTTGGATTTCTATCTGCTTCTGCTCTTCCCCTATAAGTTGCCTGATTTAAAGGTACGGTTGGAATTCCTGCCTTGCTCCCCTTTGGTTTTGCTCTATCGCTTGTAGATGCACCCCTCAAACTATTTAAAGTTCTAGAACTTTCCCAGTCTCCAACTCCTGGTCCCTTTCCTGCTTTTTGAAATGCTTGTGATAGTGACAGTTGCTCTTGAAACTCGTTAAAAGTCTTCATCCTGTTTTATTTTTATTTAGCTAAACCCTGCTTGGAATCTATGCCATTCGATAGCATTTTTGATTTGAAAAGTTCTGTTTGAAATTGTTTTGATCACTTCTTCCAGAAACTTTAACATAATGTCATAGTATCTGATTTTTAGATCTATCTTATTCAGTTTCTCATCGGCATCCATATGCCTCTGTAATGCCTCTTTATCTCTGACCTTATATGGGAAAGGTTCTTCTTCATAAACCTCAATAGGTGCCTTTCCTGTGTAGTAGTTGTATCGTTCGAGTTTTACCTTGCTATGAGTCTCTCTTGCCCTTTCACGCAGCAAGGTAATTGTATTGTAGAGTGTATAATACTTTGCGTGAAGTTGGGGTATTTTTAAAGACTCATCGTGTAAGTTATCAGGATCGATGACAGAATCTTTCTGCCACATCTCCTGAATTTGATCAAGATCCATTAAATCGATGATGTAAGTTGATATACAGTATACTTGAAAGATGCCTCTGCTGTAAAGTATTGGACATCAGATGCTGACGCATCAAAATCAAGAGAACTCAGTGAGACTGGAAATAAATCTAAAAATTTAACTTTCGCAACTTCCTTAAAATTACTGTTCAAAACGCGCAGAGTTCCATCACTAAATTGTGCTTTCATATCTCTTTTATTTTCAACAGTTGTTAGATCTTTAAATTGAGTTGTAATTTCTGGGAAACCTAACCCAACCAACCAATCGTAAATTGTAATATAATTTTCCATATTTTCATCAACCACAAATTTTATAGTTAGATCTCCATAATTTAATTTTTCACCTGGAACATCAAGGTCTTTTAAATATGATGATTGTCTGGCAACATCCAGAGTAATTTGTGGTATTCTGGCACTATTGGAGAAAAAATCTACTTTTGGATATCTTGCCAAAGTAAATTTGAATCCAGTGACAGATAAAAAGTTTCTGTTGCTAATTTGGTTTGCCCAATTACAAGATGTCATTATTTTTTCTTAGTTGGAACTATTTTTGGAATACTCATATTTACCTTTACGCCCAAATCAGGAATTTTTGGTTTTGGTTTTGATAAAGTTCTAACGTAAACTTTTTGTTTACCAGCTTCTATTGCAGTAATATTGGGGTTTCCTGTAAAATCTCTAGTAGTTTGTAATGCTGCATCTGCATATGTTTGTTTATTATAATCTCCAGCTCGTCCAAAGTTTCCAGTGTCACGAACAGTAGTTGTTGCAATTGGTGCCTTTGTTCCTGGTGCTTTTGTTATTTGTAACTTTGTTCCAAATGGAATAGAAGGTTTAGAGCTTGTTTTAGATGCATATGGAACAGCAACTAGTCTTTGAGTGTCATCAAATTTATGACCACTTGCAGTTAATGAACCGGGAGTATCTGCCTTACTGTAAGTGCTTACAGTTACTGGTTTCCAACCATACCTCTGTTGTTCTGCTTCACTATGAGGACGTTGGGTGAATTTTCCAGTAGACTTATCCAAAACACCAGGATTATAGTTCTTATAAGCAAGAACTTTTGTGTTTGCTTTTGGTTTTACTTGCGGTTTAGATGCAAATGGATTCCAAAATTCTAAAATATCAGCATCGCCGCAAAATTCTTTAAAAGTCTTCATTATCAATCATTAACTATGAGATTGAACCAAGTCTCACTCATACCATTAATGATGTTATTGGCAGATTCTTTATCCTCTGCATAACCTTCACTGATGAGATGCTCAACAACCTTTTCATAGTTCTTATGAATTTCTTGCGATTGTCTAGGAGTAGGTTTCATTTTTCTACTAGTTTTATTTTTATTTATTCTCTATATATCTAAACCAAGGTTTTCTATTTGGGCGACTTTTAGATTCATCTTTTGCGCAACTTCTAGAAATACTGGATCTGGAAATACCAAGATTTTTTGATGCTTCTGTTGCACTTTCATACACGATTCCAGTTCTCGTATCTATGACAGGTTTACTGTTTGCAATTTTAGATGCTAACTTCACATTTTCTGGGCATATTCTTCCATAATGTCCCCCATCACCACCAAGAGTAACATTGTAATCTGGTTTTAACTTATCTATCCAATAAATTTCTTTTTGCCCCATATCTTCATTTTTACATTCCTCTAAAATTTCCCATTCAAATTGATTTCTTCCATATTTTTTTAGGGCATTTGCAAATGGTATGTTGCAATCTTTATTTTTAGAATACCAAAAGTGAGAATTAATTCTTTTGTATAATTTGTCGTAGGATGTTCTCCCGATATAAATTTTACCATTAACTTTGTTTGTTGCTTTATATATAAATGCCATTTTATCAAAAAGGTATGTATCCTTTATTTATAATAAAAAAGAGGGGATTTCTCCCCTCTAAAACTTTAATGTAAATGTATTTTACATTAGATTGGTTACTTTGACTCTTCTGTAGTAACGGTTTGCGTTACGTACCAGACCGTCGCCAGTGATAGCGGTTGTACCCTGTGAGAATGGGTTAGCAACGATACCATAGCGGGTCTTGAAGCCAATCTTGGGCTGGAAGGTGTCCTCACCAACCGCACGTACCATCTGGAGGGGTACGTATGGGCAATAGAACAGACCTGCATCATAAGGGGAAGAACCCTTATAACCAACAACGTAGTACTGGTTAGCAGAAACGTTTGCCGAATAAGGATCGATATAAACACGATACTTACCTTGCAGAACACCAGCGAAGGTGTTACCAGTGTCATCAACGTTGAGGTTAGCGTTGAGGGCGGGGGTGTAATCAAGTACACCAGCCATTGTCAGGGCGGAAGCAACGTCTGCGGAGCAGAGGATCATGTTGCCCTTTCCACGACGAGTTCTTTGTGCGATTGCGTTAGCGTCGCGCTCGATCTGGAAGATAAGACCCTTGAACTTCTCAACTGACCAACGACCGTTGGAGTCAACATCGAGGTCGAAAGTACCAGCGGTAGCAACGTTTGCCTGAGCACCAGACTCAGCAACGTTATAGATGGTACGGATAACTTCGCGGTTGATTTCTGCGAGGATCTCGGTGCTGAGGATGTTTGCAAGCTCAGCTTCTGCATTCAGACCGTGAATTGCCTTCAGGTCTTGTGCGAGTTCGAGTGAGTACTCAGCTTTCAGTGCTCTGGACTTCGCAGTAACAGTGACCTTCTCGATCGAGAATGCCATCTCATTGAAGTGACCCTCAGTACCGTCGCCAAGATTCTCAGCAACATCGGTACGCATACCCTGACCTACGTTGTAGGTACTAGCATCGCCAGTTGCAGGGAAAGTAGGATCGAGAAGACCAGGATTGGTTCCTCTTTGGGTTGTAGTACCAAGACCAACGGTTCCGTTAGTCCAACCCTGAGTGTTGTTGAGGTTGGTTGACTGACCAGAGAATGCAGTATCTGCTTCGTTGAACAGTGCTTCGGTGCCGCTCTGGGTGTTGTACTTCGAGCGCATTGCGAAGATGAGTCCAGTAGGACCGTTCATTGGTTGAACGCCAGCGAGGTCATAAGCGACCAGGTTAGGCATTGAACGTCTGATCAGGGAGATCAGAACGGGGTCGAAACCAGCAACAGGTGCAGAAGCGCCGGCAGAGAAACCAGGATTACCGGTTCCAGAAAGGGTGCTAACAGTAGGACCTTCAGAGAGGAATGCTCTCTCCTCACGGAGTTCTCTCTCTTGGTTTTCTAGCAGGATAGCGGTTACCGCTCTACGATGCGAATCTTTGATTGAATCAAGACCCTCATAGTCGAGGATAGGTGCCCACTTCTCCTGCAATTGCTCAGCATTGAACATTTGCATTTGAATTTACCTCTTTTAAAAGTGTTGTTGTTTGATTATGATCTAAAAATCACTTTTTAGAAGCTCTAGCAAGAGTCTCTAAATAAGCAGCCATTACTGGCGAAACAGATTCAGTGATCGTTTCATCAGATGAGACTTCTTCTGAGAGATTCTCAGTTGTGCTTCTTTGAGTACCAGTGTTTGCTGGGAAATATGATTCCCTCAGAGTTACTAGCTTCTCACGATAGTCTGCTTCACTTTCAAACTCAACATTTTCGGCAAGAGAAGCGAGTTTGTCCTTCTGAGATAGTGCAAGACCCTCAGCGACATCTGCAAAGATTACATCAGCAACCGACTCAGCTAATCTTCTATTAAGAGCAACATTTCTTTGAATTTGCTCGTTGAGTTTTTCTTCCATTTCATCAAGTTTATCTACCATGCTCTCGATTACATCATATCTATCTTCAGGGATTGTTACATAATGATCTTCAAAAAGACTCTTCATTCCAACGAGGAATGATTCGGTCATTTCGGTCTTAAGACCGTGCTCAACTGCGAGTGCATTCTCTTGGAACCACTCATCAGCGACATACTCAAGATATGCATCGACTCTTTCGGTAAGTTCCGATTTGATAGCATTGAGTTCTTCTACAAGAGCAACTGCATATGACTCTTGGAGAGACTCTTTGATTTCGGCAACTTTCGACTTAATCGCTGCTTCGAAGATGGTGCGTGCTTTCTCTTGGAATTCCTCAGAAAGCTCCTCACCTTCGAGAAGAGCGTTTACATCTTCATCGATGTTAAACTCTTCTTCTACTTCTTCTACTTCTTCTTCGGCGGTATCTTCTTCTGAATCTTCACCACCTTCCTCACCTTCGAGGTCGGTCTCTTCCTCTTCGGTTTCCTCTTCAATGACTTCATCTTCAATCTCAGTCTCTTCTGCTTTCATTGCTTTCGCATTAACAATGTCTCTTACCTGAGCAAGAGTTGCAGATGGGTCTTTGAGTTTAGAAGAATCGTCATCTGGACGATAATTTTCGGGAGTAGGACCACCTAAATCTTCGTACTCGATGCCAGTTTGTGGCATTGGATCGGCAGGTGCAGCCCCTTTGGTTACTACGTTTTCCATTTCTTGTAAATTTCTACCAACGGACATTTTTGTTTAGATTCTTAGATAATCTATATTTATTTATAAATTAAAGATTTGAAAGAAATTCGTTGAATAAATTCAACTTATGCTCTTCAAGTCTTCTTTGATCAACCAGAGTATTAATTCTCTTTTGAGTTTGTTCTGCAAGTCTTTCACGAAGAATTCCCCCTTCCCAAACCCACTCTTTACCTTCCATAATTCCCTGAACAAAAGCATCAGGTGCAGAAGGATCGGCAACAATATCAGCAGCAGTTGCTAGCATAAAATCTTCGCCAACAATTTTATGACCCTCATTGGTCATCTTTAATGAACCAACACCACGAGAAGAAACGCCAAGACAAACTCCTTCACCAATAAGAGATTTTGCAATCTTACCCATTGGAGTTTCGAGAAGTTGTGCCTTACCTCTAAAGTTTGTTCCTTCTGCAGTGAGAGAAACAATTTTATGAGAAACACGATCAAGGTTGACTGTTGGTCCATCAGGGTGTCCAAGTTCACCAAGAGCACGACCTTTATTAATAAAAGATTCGGTATATCTTTTTACCTCACGGGAGAGTGTTTCCATTGGATACATTCTTCCATTACGGTTGCAAATATCACCTTGAAGGAAAACACCTTCAATATACATTTTTTGCTTTAAACCTTTGCCTTCGGTAATAAATTCTACCTTTTGAATTTCTTCTGTGATGAGTTTCATTGTTTTAGTTTGTGAATCCTACTTTTGCTCCCAAAACAGCAGCATTCGCCGCATACACACAATGTGATGGTAATTTTTCCAAAAGTTCAGTTTGTAGTCGAGGTAGAGTGAAAGAACCAACAACGGTTCCACCCTGTGTTTCGACCACTGTAACTAGATATTCTGTGGTCGGTGCAGTATTAACTAAACGAACAACCGTTGCCGAACTAAAACTAGTCGCCGTTCCGGTTGTAGTTGGAAGTGCTGCTTCTGCCCCAAGAACTTTAATTCTATTGGCCATTATTCTTGATCCTCTGTTTCTTCTACTTCAGACTCACCAAACATAGACGATGCTACGTATGGTTTTGCGAGTTCAATTCTCTCTGCTGCTTTTGAATAAAGAATATCGTGAATTTTGTCACGAACATCCGATGCTGATGCATCAGTTGCGATCAAGTCGATAAGATCTTCCATAAAATTGTTTTATTAATTATAAATTTATTTATATCTCAGCCTTTTTAGCATCTTTTTGCATTTGGGCGTCTGTTACATTTGCTTGTGCATCTAGACCTGGCTCTGTTGGAATCTCACCCATTCCCATTGCATCTTGACCCATTCCTGCCATACCATTTCCTTCACCAGGTTGTGGTAATGGAGCACCAGTGATTGGATCAACCATTGAAGGATCTGGAAGAATTCCTTTTTGAATTTCATCCTCAATCTGCTCATCAATCTCAATGATTTCTGAATCAGTTTGACGAAGAATTTTCTTTCTTACATATTCTGTTGAGAAATATTTTCCAATGTAAGGTTCAATTGTTGCAAGTGTTCCTAAACGTCCATTTAGAAGTTCTGACTCTTTAAGTTCAGCAAATTGATTATCGTATAAGAAATCATATTGAATATGATCTGACATTACATCCCAATCTTCTGGACTGACAATGTTTTTGAGAATCAATTGCGTTTTCAACATATCATTGAACATTTGAGCAAATCTCTTTCTCAAACGACCAACAAACTTTGCAAATTTAAGTTCGTCTCTTAAAATTTCCGATGATCTTCCGAGATTAAATCCATCACCACTTCCAGCAATTCTTGATTCTGGAACTCCAAGTGCTCTATACAGTTTTTTCTGGAAGTATTCAATATCGGCAAGTTCTCCAAGATTTTGCCCACCAGGAAGAGTGGTGATTTCAGTTCCTCTACCACCTTCACGGCGAGGTAACCAAAAATCTTCCATCATAGACATAAACTTGCGGTCATCACGAACTTCACCAGTTGAAGCATCATATACAAGTTTATTTCTATAACGAGACATAACCTCTTTAAGGTATTGTTCCGCTTTTACCTTTGGAAGGTTGCCAACATCAATATAGAAAATTCTTCTTTCAGGTGCTCTTGATAATCTGTAAATAACAAGAGAGTCCTCAATCATTCTCAGTTGATTGAGTGCTTTGATTGCTTTATGAAGATAAGAAAGAACAGTATTTTTATTTCTGTCTACAAGACCAGAAGTGCAATATACAACTGAGTCTTTTGCAATCTTAACTGATTTTCCAGAACCAGCGCCTGAAATCATTCCTGTTGGATAATTTGGTGTTGGAGTATATAAGAAATACTCTTCAAATTCTGGACTATGGGGTAGAGAGTTTTCAGTGTTTCTTGAATTTACTCTAGCATAAGGATCTTTATTATTTTTCTTTTCCTGACGAATATACTTCATCTTCATAGGATCAATGTATCTTAGATCCTGAATTCCTGCCTGAGGATTCTTAAGATCAATGACCTTCAAATAATAAATTCTTCCATCAATATACCAGTTTCTAAAAATCTCATGGCACTTTCTATCAAAGTCCATGATTTCTTTTAGATATCTAAATTCTTCTCTTATTTTCTTTTTAAGTGATTCGCTAGCATTCAAATTAGAAAGTTCAATCTCTACTGGAGAATCGTATAGATCACTAACAATAGCTTCGTTGACAACATCTTCAATGGCACCATCACACTCTGGGTGAAGTGCCATTTCCCTGTATCTTTTGATTAAATCATGCTCTGTTCGATAAACTCCTTCGATATCAATATATTGACCATAAAATCCACTAGCAATATAATTATCAACCCCGTCCTCATTGGTTTGAGGTACGGGGGATACTACCGAAGGAGATTGGTTTTTGTTACTATCAATAGAAAAACCAAAAAGTTTTGCCATAGTATAATCTTTTGACTCTTTATTCTATTATTTAGTTAATATCTTCACCACCAGCATTTGTGCCAGTTCCTTTAATTGCTTCCCACCAAAGAACTTGAAGTTCTACTGTAAACTCTTCGATACCCTGAGCATCATATGAAAGTTCAATAGGAGATACCTGAGTTGGGAACAAATCATACATTCTATATGATCTTAGTACAGATCCGTCACGATCTAATTGATAAACATAAGCATCGGACTGATAATCTGCTGGATTGGTTAAACCAGTGTTATCGGACAATCTGTTAAATGTATTCATCCACTTTTCAAAAGCGGAACGAATAGAGAAATCAGTGTCGTTGATAACGGTAACCGTCCAAGAATCAAAGGTTCTGTCTCCTGCAACTTTTAGAATTCTACCTCTAAAAGGAACATCAATTGGAGCAACGTTTGATGCAGGCAGGTTAGCTGCCTTGATCATAAATCTAGATTTTTCAATCGTTGTTGTATTTGGAGTAGCAGCATCTGGGAAAGTAAGGACAACCTCAAAGAGGTTAGGGCGAGCACCACCACCAGTTAACTTATTTTTAAAGTCGGTGATCTTCCTTAGTGGGGGTGGATTAATTTGATTTCTAGCTGGCATAGTTCTAAACCTCTAGTTTAATTAAACGGAACCGATTACTTCTTCAAATGCAACACCAGTTCTGGTGGCAATGAAGGTCAGACCGATGAAGTTAATCGATCTTGCTGGTTTGATGTAAATGTCTGCGATGAATTCATTCGCATCAATGATTTCCCCAGTATTGTTTGTTTCATCACAAATAACAACATAATCAAAGATACCTCTCTTGGACTGAACATCGCGTAGGAAAGGTTCAACAATATTTACAAAACTGGTTCTTGTAATTTCATCGTTGAATTCAAAGAGGAAGTCCTTAGCAGCAAAAGAAATTGCATCTTCCAGATAGATGAAGAGTCTGCGAACGTTGATTCTATCGAACGCCGATGACTTACCGTATCCAGTTTTATCACCGAAGAGAACAATACCTGCACCTGGTGAGAAGATTACTGGGTTAATTCTGTTAGAATACAGAATGTCTCTTTGTCTTCTGCCTGGATTGTATGCAAGTTTAACTGCATTTAGAATTGCTCCTCTTGAAGTTCCTGCGGGAGAGAACCATGGGAACTGTTGAATATCAGTTCTTGCACAGCATCCAGCAATATCTCCATTTAGTGGAACATATCTAAATGTATCATTAAATCTGTCATACATGTACTTATAACCACTATCAAAGATTCCATAAGTTGTTGAGGTTATTGGTGCATAAAAACTTACGACATTATCTGTAATGGTATCGATGTTATTTACAGTTACTGTTCCAACAGAAGAATCATTCAAGAATGCTTGTCTATATGGTGAAATAAATGCAACAGCATCTTTTCTATACTCTGCAATCGCAACGCAAGCGTTTGCTAGTGCCTGTGCCTCATCCTTTCTATAATTTGCTGATCCCATTAGAATGAAATCAACTTCAATTTCCTCAGTGTTCTCGAATAGTTCAAGACCACTTATAATATCGTCTAATCCAGAATATAGTGCCCCTGTTGTTAACAGATCAGTTTTTCCTTGATAATTTAAACCACCTGCAAGAGTATAAGTATTTGATCCTGTTCCAGCAAAAACTACGTTTTGTGCAGGTTGATCCCATCCAGCATCATCATTTAGTTCGAACTGTGGAACACCATTTCCACTGAATCCAGTTGTAACAATTCCAACTGGTTCCGATCCACCAAAAATGTATCTTGAATTAGTTTCAAGATATTTTCTCCAATAAGAAGTACTTCCTACTGAATATTCTGCATCATTTGCTTTTGAAAGAGCAAGATGCTTTTCTAAGATAGTACCTGCATTACCAGTAATTGTTCCTTTATCATCAATTAGAACAATATGCATTTCGTCAAATCTTCCACCTCTTCCAGAAACAAACGCCGAAGTTCCAGGTTTATTTGCAATCGAATCCCAATCAATCTTACCTACACTTAGAGTGATTGATTGATTTTCGAACCAATCTTTTTCTCCAGTATATGATCTACTTGTAAATGCAGTTCCTACACCATTTGTGTGGATTGCGACTGCTCCAGTTTGTGGAAGTGCGTATATTCCATTCTGTTGATAATCAACATTTACCATACCGCCAGTTGCGGTTACGACACCCACCAGTTTGGTTGAAATTTCACCATCACCAACTTCGGTAATAATTCCTTTAAAGTAACCACCGATAAGTGATGTTATACCAATTCCAGGTAAAACTGTGCCATCGGGAATTGCAACAGTAAATCCGTATCCAACTTGAACATTAGATGTAGAAATACCTGTCAGAATTTGATCTGCTTTTCCATCAATGATTGCAACCTTAACACCATTTGCCCAAGTTCCTGGGTTTTTGGCAACGAAGGTAAAGTTTGGAATAACATTTAAATCGTATCCCAACTGAACATAATGCTCTTCGCTCTTAATCTTAATGCTAGTACCAGCACCGACAAAAGCATTTTTTAACTGTTGATCATCTGCTCTCGCAACTCTCATCAATCCGCCATAAGCAAGATATGATGACGCAACCATCCAGTGCTCGTAGTGCTTATCAACCGAATATGGTTGTCCAAAAGTTTGATACAGGTCGTTCTCGTTTTCTATGAGTTGAGGAACACCAACAGGTCCTTTCGCAAAAGGAGCTACAATACCAGCAATTGACCCAGAAACTGGATCAATTCTTCCAATAGTTAAATCAACCTCTCTTACTAGAATTCCAGGAGATGCTAAATTTAGAGGCATCTTTATTCTCCATCCAGAATTAATCTAAAAATATTTATGAAAAAGACTACTTTCATTGGGGAAACAGTGCGTGAACAACTACCAGTCTGGATATTCCCAATTTATTATATCTAAATTACTCTTTCGTTTCTCTATAATTCTCTTTTTAGTACACTCTTTGCACTCATATGAGTACGCTGATGGGAAAATACCTCTTCCTTTTCTAGTAAGATAAAAGTCATCTATCAGACTTTTAGTCTTTTTGCAGACCCTGCATTGGCGTTCTAAAAAAAGTAGGTGTTGAGTATTGAGTTGATCATCTATGTCTATATCGAAATCCATTATCGATAATCCCACATATAAGATCTGTCTCCATATTCATCTAAATTCCAAACTTCCAAATTATTATCCTTCGATGCTGCATTAATCCACCTATCTCCCGTCTTCTCATCAACAAAAATTTCTTCATCCAGACCATCCAAAATAAATCCAAATGGTGCCATATCCTGCTCAATCTGGTTTTTTTGCTCTTCATAGATTCTCTTACGAACATCATTGTCCGTCATTTCTTTGAAGTAATCTTGAGCAACTAACCAAGAGAATATAACAAGACACATTGCCAAGTCATCATTACATCCTTCTTCTGCTTCAAATGAATTATGCCTCTGTGCAAATGTTGTAAGTTCTGATATAATGTCATAATCAACAGTCAGTAACTTATCATCTTCTAATAGAGTTTTTAAGTTAGAGCATCCCAACTTTTTCACAGCAGAAGTCATTCTTACTCCCAACTGCGATTTCTTCCCACTAAATCCAGATCCAACAATTTGACCTGCACGACCACGCATCGCACACATCAAAACATTATCATACTCGAGATCAAAGTGAAGAATACTTGCAACTTGATCGCCAATATCATTTACCTCAATTAATAACCAAGCATCATTATATCCTTTGGCAACTTCGTGAATAATGCTAGGAAATAGCATTGGTTTAATTTCATTATTTCTATACTTTGCAACAACCTTATATGGAAACTGTGTAATATCAAAAACAATAAAAGCAGAATAATCGTTACCTAATCCACGAGCAACGTCAACTGTAATCAAATAATTATTTTCCTCTATTGGATTTTGATAAATGTCTAATCCAGCATTTCTCTTTATAGGATCTTCATAGACAAGATTTCTTAATTTTGATGGATTGATAAGAGTATTGACAGATCCTAAGAATTCACATTCAAACTCAACTTTGAACTGCTGTTCAGAAGTGTTGGCAATAGTCTGCTCTTTCCACGCCTCATCTCTACCAGGAACTTCTGACCAATGAACATCAGTTGGCACATATTCATTCTTGTTGCGTTCAGCATCGTGCCACATACGGTAGAAATGATTCATACCGCGTGGCGTTGAAACGATGATTACCTTCGTGCTCTGTCCAGAAGAAATAGTAGGATAAACAGAGGCAAAGAAGTCATCAGCAATGTGATTCGGGATGAAAGCGAACTCGTCAAGAAAGATGACATTATAGGATCCGCCTCTGACAGCAGATGAAGAAGTAGAGTTAGATGAAATCTTGGAGCCATTTTCTAATTCTAAACTACCTTTGTTCCACGATATAATACCTTGTTGCATCCACTTCGGCAAGTTTTCATAAGCAAGTTGTAATCTTCCTAGAAGATCCCTAGCAGTTGATGCTTTGTTTGCTAAGATGGCGATGTTAACATTATCGTTAAAAACAGCGTAGTGCAGAAGATATGATACACAAGTAGTAGACTTACCAGTTTGACGTGGCATCTTACAAATATTAAATCTATTTTTGTGGAAATTTTCAATTAATCTCTCCTGAAATGGGTACATCTCAAAAGGAACTAGACCGTGATCAAGAGACACAATCTTAATATAATTTCTAGCAAAATATACAGGATCTTCTTTACATTTTAAGAACTCAATAATCTGTTCTTCCGTAAACTCAATAGGCGTGTTGGCTTTTTTGAGCAGAGGATTACCCAAATAAACATCACTAGACATACTCATACCCCCTGTCTGGACCCCAGTGTTTCATTCTATATGAAAGACCTTGTATTGTTATTCCAACATCATCTGCTGCTTCTTGTTGAGAAACATAAACTCTCCCATTGATGGAAACTCTTTTACTGTTTGGGTGTTTTTCTCCACCCTCATACTTATGACCAAAAGAGCGACCTTTCAGTGCCTCACTTTTCTTTCTACAAGTTTCTTTACTATGTTTCCTACCAATATTTTTTTGAGTTGCCTTATTTAAATTTTCCATAAACCAAGCATCATTATGCCACCCATACTTATGTAGTTCTCTACTACAAACATATAAATGCTCTGGTATATCTTTTCCACCTTCACATCTTGGTGGGAAATGATGAACATCCATACCTTTCATTTGTTCCCAAGTCAATCCCCAATTTTTGCGAGCAATATTTCTTACTGTTTTAGGACTTAATCTTTCTCTTGGAACTTTAATAATAGCAGACACATTTCAATCCCAATCTAAAAAATATTTATACAAGATAAACTTCACTCATAATTAATTACCTACTAATTTCTTCCCAGTCTAATGAAGCAAAAATATCAGCACCCGCAGTATCAGATGCCGCAACTAACGTTAGTTCATATGGAGTTTTAGTTAATCCATTTCTTTCTAACTGAAACTTGAAGAGTGCTTCTTTAAGAATATCTACTGATTGTGATGATTGGTTTGCCGACGTAAGGAATCCAGATGCTAGGACTCTTCCACCACTAACGGTTCCACCATCTATTTTATATTCAATCGCAGAGTCTGTTCCAGCACTCACCCAAGTTCCTCCCGATGTAGTTGCACTTGCTCTCACCTGCCAATTATATTGGGGACCATTTCCAGTTCCCATAATTGATAGTGCCGTCATAATAACAATTGCATCTAATCTATCTGGTTGTCCATTAATTGGTGCTTTAAGTCTAATGGAAATGACTGGATAATATGTCCCAGCAGGAGTTGGCAAATCTACTGGTGCTGTAATAGGTGTTGAAACTGCTTGCTGCAATCCACGAAGTTCGTATCCGCCTTCGGAAATTACTGTAGAACAAACTTGTTTTAGTGTGCTTGTACTCGTTGTAATTCCAGTGTTGCTAATTTCATACCTCAAAGGAAGTGATGCTGTTGTAATATATGTTGATTGAATTATATTTGCGTGTTGGAAAGTATGTGCGTGAATAAAATTTCCATTAATTATAAATCCAAGTCTTACATTTCCAAGTCCTAACCATTCAATATCCATCCAAAGAATTTGTGCTTTGGATAGGTCTAAGGTAATTCCAGAAACACCTGTTCCATCTAACTTATCAATATTCCAATTTGATTGAGCAACTCTTGTTTCTGTTCCTAATGACAAACTTCTTTCTACAAAATATGCTGTAGTACCATCAACCTCAAAATATATTCCATTATCGGCACCAAAATACCCAACTCTTTGCCTTAGATTTTCTTTTGGTGGATTCAATATAAAAGTATTCATAGTCAACAGAGATTTTCCTGGTTGATATGAAAATACTTTTGTAGTTTCTCTGATAACTGATGCGGTGCTTCCAACACCAACAGTCATATCAACCAAACCTGCTGTAGTTGCAAATCCAACAGTAGAACCAGTTCCAACTATTAAACTATCCCACAGGTTATTATCTCTGTACCTATGAGATGAATCGAAAAGTGTTAATGGGTTTGATACTCTTGTTCTTCCAAAAGCATCTGCATTTGCTGGAAGAACATCTACTGGAAACCGATTAAATTTATCTACAATTTTTCCGTCTCTGGTAGCAACACCATTAACTTCAAATAAAGTTCTTTCTTGATTCAGAAAGTCCTGTGTATTCTTATTCCATTGTGCCATAATTAATCAGTCCAAGTCAGTCTTTCTGGTTGATATCTTTGTGAATTTTTGATTCTTAAAGAACTTTGTGATTGTGAAGGATAAATGTTATGAACAATTGCACCAGGATATTCTTCTTGAATTTGTTCAGCAAGTTCATTTTTATGCATCATCTTACCTTCAACTTCTAAACGATACATCTTTCCTTCCCAAACTACGTCAGCAAAGAAAGATTCTCCAACAGGTTCTGATTGTTGTTCAGAACCATTAATATAAAGGTTTCCATTAAAGTCACCTGCTATATTTACACTTTCGGAAAGAAACTCTCTAAAAGATTTCATTAGTTACACCTCCAACGACGTAGTGCTTTGTTAATTCTTGAATCTGGATCTCTTGCAGTTTTTGCAGAAGTCAGTTTAGACTTCATACCCTTCATTCTGCGGCAGAATGATGCACGACGCTTTGCTCTCTTACCTTTTGGTTTCTTTTCAGTTACTGCAGTTTGAAGTTTTGAACCTGGATTCTCACGACGATATGCTTTTACTGCAGCGGGACTTAATCCATCAGTTTTGTCTTGACGATTAACTTTTTGCCAGTCCTCTGCAAGTTCTTCTCTCCAATTTGAAAACTGATATTTTTCTTTCACATTGCCTGCATAAGGCATAGTTATATTATATTCTTTTTTTGATCCGATCAATTCTGCTGGAAGTGAAAACATATCCCAGTATCTAGTTCCATATTTACATTCATTTCTTAGTTCTAGTTTTTCACATTTGGGGCAATATCTATCTGGTCTTTCTCTAATTGGTGTATCCCAATCATATCCAAGTGCATCAGTGCTTTCTGATTTAGTTCCCCAACTATCTGCTCCAACTTTACGACACTTAACTAATGCACCAGATGCATATGCACTTGGCCAAACTTTATAACGTGACTTTACTTTATGATAGCAAGCATCTTTTTTCTCTTGGAGAGATCCTTCTAAACATTCGCAGGGATCATATCCACAAACGGGACAAACTTCTTCCTTTACGCAGCGATTATAAGTTTTTCCAAAAAGTGTTTGAGTTCCTGCCTTCTTATATCCTTTCCAGCATTTTTTTCCTGCTTCATCAATCACTTCACCTTGTAATTCATAAGAATTCATCTGATTGATAGTATCTCTTTTCTGCTTTAATTTATCAACTAAAGTTCCAGATCCAGTTGCTGGTTCATTAATTACTTTATCTACAGCAGGTTTTGCAAATTTTTTCAAAAGATATGGAATAAACATTGCACCTGCACCAAGAGCAACCTTTCCCCATAACTCATCAAGTTGCTGACCTTGTGGTTCATAAGAAGCACTTACAAATTTTGCTTTTCCACTTCTATTTGGATTTGGATCTTCTTTACGCTTTTTTGCTGCTCTTCTTGTTCTTTCAGATTTGCTCATTGCAGCACGATCATCGGCATCGCGGCAGAATGGCTTTGTTTTTTGACCTGGTTGTTTGGCACAAGGTTTACCATCATACTTACCACCTGCCTGAACCCATCCACCACCTTTAAACCAATCTCTTAATGAATAACCAGGATCCTTTGCAGATTTACCGTCTCTTTTACCTTCTAATATTTCAACTTCTTCCTTATTCATTTCACCACTATCAACATAATCTGCTGCCGAATCAATATAATCTGCTGCTTTGGTGATTTTTGACTGAACCCAAGCCTCAATCTCACCTTCACCTTTCTTCATTTTTTTCTGAAGTCTCTTGGCACCATTAACAATGGTAGAGAGTTCCGAACGAGCCATTGAATACTCGTGATCTTTCGCTTCGTTGGCTGGATGAACTTTTGCTACCGAATACTTATCCCACATTGTAGGTCCATATGAACAATCCGTTCTTGCTTCCATTTTTCTGCAAAGTTTGCAATATCTCATTTCAACACCTTCAAATGCTGAGCCTCTTTTTGTATGAAGCATTTCACCTTTTTGCTTTGCAATTAGTTTCAAAGATCTCTTTTGTGCTTCACCAGGAGCACTCATAACATTTTCATCAGGTGTTTTTTTACTAGAAGCATCATAGATGTCAATATCACCATCAGCATCACGATCAAGATACTGAACAGTTGCGTGATGAACTAATTGCTTTAAATCCACATTTGGATCTAAAACGTGTTGACCGCCTTTTAGATGGGGAGTTTTGTGTGTAAATTTGGAGAACTTAATCTTCTTTACACTTTGCACGTCTTCGTTAAATGGTGACATTGATTTTGTCTCTTCGCCTCTTTGTCTTTTCTTTCTGGCAGCACAATGTGCCTTTTGAGAAAAACCCTTTGGATTTTTACAGTCTATTGATTTTTTGTAATCATTAGACCAACTCATACATCTGAAAAGTTTACTCTTTATTATTTAGAAAACCTTGTTTCAGAAGTTTAGACAGTTCTGATGTTGAACCAACAAACACCGCATTGTTAGTAACATTATTTGTTGTTTTTACCACATCTTCTTCAACATCTTTGAGTTTCTTTTGTAAATCAATAAGTTTATCAGTTACATCTCCAACACTTTTAATTAATTGACCCGCAACTTCATATGCTCTTGGTTGATCACTTTCAGCAGCAAGCTCCATTATTCCATTAATTGCTTCTTGACCCTTTTCTATAAGAGAATATAAGTTTGCCCTAGTATACTCATAATCTTTTCTAATATCTCCATCGCTAGTAGATTCTACTTTAACGATAGGAGTTTCTTTCTCTACGTTTACGATTTCACTCTTAATGTTTAAAGCGTTATCGATACTATCATAATTTTCTGACATAATCTATCAAACATCTATTTTGCGTGTTGGACTATATTCTCTCGAATCATCGAGGAATTCCCATCTTTCGTCAAATCCAAAGTTATCATCTGGACCTGCATCAGTTGGAATTGGACGTAATGTATATCTAAGTTCTCTTTTAGCATTTTCTGTATCTGTACTGGTGTACATATCAACTTGAATCTTACGAATTAGTCCATCAGTACTATCAGCAACTGGACCAAACAGATATGTTTTTGCTGTGAATGATAATGTATATATTAACGCTCTTCTTGTTGAAAAATCACCTTCATAATCATCCTGAAAATTTATACTTTCCAAAACCATCGGAACATCTTTTTTCTCACCAATAGATTCAATCATATCTATTGTTACATTAAATCCTGGTTGGAAATATGGTAAAATTTGCTCAATAATTTGTAGAGCATCATCATTTAATTTAGTTAAAATATTAAGTTCAAACCCAATATTATAGGGAACTGGCATAAAAACTTTTTTTACATTACCATTAACATCACAGGTCTTGAAAGTTTGAACAACACTCGACTTTCTACTTGGATCATATTGTATAGAAGTCATCTCAAATGACATTCTTGGCAGTGAAATCTGAGTCGCTTTATTTAATTCTGGTTGCTGTTGAATTCTTGCAAGAAACTTTTGTCTCGGACCATAAGCGATAGGAACTCTCATATCACTTATGCTATTACCGTTTTGATCGGTATGGCGAATGTGAATTTGGTTAAATAATGTTCCGAAAGCTATTATAGTCTTTCTTATGATTTCGTGATAATAGTACGTTCCTAACATTAATAAGTACCAAATGGATTTGATTCTGTAAAGTCTAAAATGAGATCTGCTTCTTCTTCAATCTCATCATTTTGACTATATTTATCATATGTATCCATTTGATCAAAATATTGAACAGTAAATATCGCTCCCGACTCTGTTCCAATAATATTTTCGCCTGGTAAAAATAATGGTTGTGTTGCTCCAATACCTAAATTAGCAACCTTGAGAATGTTGGTATCTTTATCCCACGATTTAACTCTTGCTCTAATTTGAGATCTAGATCCTCTAACGACTTCGTTGAATAAGAAAGTTCCAATACCCGTAAGTGTTTCTGGATTTGCAATAACCACAGTTGGATTTGAAGTGTATCCTATTCCTGGATTTGCAACGTATACTAAACGAACTACGCTATCAGATCCGACAAGTCCAATAGAGGCAATACCAACAGCAGTTCTACCTATTCCAGTTTGTCCTGGTGCTGAAACTGTAACGACGGGGGCAGTACCATATCCAACACCATTATCATTAACAATAAATCTAACTACACCATTATATGAAGTTTCGATTGAACAAGTAGCAGCAGCACCTGCTCCACCACCACCAGTAATTCTTATAGTTGGTGGAGTGCTATATCCAGCACCTGCATTAGTCAAATAAATTCTATCAACAGATCTAATTCCATTTCTAACTGACATTAGTGCAACCGCTGTTGCATTATCTCCTGGTTGTCCAGTGGGAGAACTACTTATAGCAACTACAGGTGTGGAAGTATATCCATATCCATCATTATTAAGGAAAATTTCCCTAACATATCCACTACCAATTGTGGCAGATGCTGTTGCAGTTCTACCAACACCAATCAGTTTTAGTGTAGTAATATATCCTTCATTTTCAACTTGTGTATCTACTTCTTCAATAGAAGTATCAATAATTTCATCCTCATATTCAAATAGTTCACACTTCAATTCATAAACATAATTTTTACCTAGTTGATAAAAAGGATTTTCATGTTCAACAAACTTAACTTCAAAAATTCTTTCTCCAAGTGGAAAGTAAATTAAGTCCCCCTCTCTTGGGCGAGTAGATAATATAATTTCACCTTCACCACTTCCATCATCTAATGCTCCCATAAATGGAGCGATAAAATCTTCAAATCTTTCTTTTGATATTGTAATCAATAATTCATCTCTAAGACTCATTCCAAATTTTGTTAAAATATCTCCCGCACCAGAATAACCATCGTAAGTATTTACATATGCTTCAATCGCAAAATTATCATCAAATCTTGAAGATTGAACTTCTTCTATGATAGTTTTTCTATTTACAAATTTTCTTGGTATATAAATGACTTCAACACCATACATCCTAAGATGCTCATTTATTAAGTCCTGAATCAATCTCTGTTCAGATGATGTTCCTTGTAGGAAAAATGGATTAAGTGCCATTACCCAATAAAGTCGTATGGTGGAAGTTCATAATCCATTGACATTCTCTTAGTTATTTCATCTAGTTCTCTTTCTGCGTCTTCATAAATTTCTCTGCCATTAAATTCAATACCACCAGGAAGTTTAACTCCTCTAAATTTAATTAAGTTTTGACCCCACTGTCTCTTAATTAGTGCTGTAAGATATCTTTTTAAGAAACTATCATTATAAACTTTGGTATGAGTAGTTGGATCTAAAATTCTGTAACAATCTAAAACTAAAAAATTACCAGCAGACTGTGCTCCCCAATCAAGGTCCAGATATAATCTATTCTGTCTTTTGTTAAATCTAACTTGCTTATCAGTTGTTAGTAAGAAGTCAATATCTTCAAGATAACTTTTAACCATAGCATATTGTAAAAGTTCAACTGAGTTGAAATAATATAGATCATTTAAAAATAGTTGATACTTAATACTAAACATTCCACCAGAAATGGAACTAGTATCAAACTTAAATATCTTTTCAATACCTATGACTGAATCTGGAACTTGAATATAGTTTGATGTTTCATAGAAGTTAAATGATGTTGTACCATATCCAATTACATTGGATGTTCCTGTTGTTGTAACAATTCCAACACCATTTTTACCTTTTGCCGACCCTCTATCAATATCTGCTTGACTTATCTGATACTTCAAATACATTCTCTCTACACCATCAAAGTGGCGCTCATTGAAGTATTGAAGGGCATCGTCCACTAGATCATCTATTTGGTCATCATCAACGTTAATTTCCAGCACAGGCGCTCCTAGACGCCTTAGACAGTAATCAATTAGTTCTTGCCTACTTGCTGGTTTTGCCATTTTTGTTACGCTTCAGGTTTTTTAGACTTTTTCAATTCATCATATTTGTTTTGTAAATCAAGGTTTACTGCTAGAAGCTCATTTTTTTCTTTTGCAAAATCGTCTGATAATGTTTGCAACTTTGCTTCTAGCAATATATTTTGGTTTGTTAGTGCTGCTAATTTTTGATTATATAAACGCACTAAAATATTGATATCGACTTCACTTTCATTTGACATATTTTAGAATGTTCCTCCGTCAAGGGTTGATGTCCAGTGTGGTTTATTAGTATATATTGTCGAAACTGAGGAAGGAATTACTGATAGATTTTGTACAGATCCATTATCACCTTCTTTTATAATGTTATAAGTATTAACAAATGTTCCTTCAACACCAATAAGATTTAATGTGGTTAATGTTCCACCAGTTTCAACAACACCATAAGCGTTGCTTGTATCTTGTCTAATTATGTCTCCGGTAGATACTGTAATCGATGTTGGGAGTGATAAAGTAACCTTTGTAATAGCAGTTAGAATCTGCTTTGAAGTAATGGCAGGGGATGCTGGATTATTTGTGGAAGTTTGTAATCCATCAGCATCAAAATATACAACACCGTGAGTATTGAAGTCGCCAGTTTGATAGTAAATACCTTTAATATCAAGGTATCCTCTGGTTCCAGTTACTACACTATTGGTGATAGTTGCATCTGGGATATAGGTCCAAGATCTTGCAGTGGCAGCACTTCCAACATTATTTTGATCAGTATATCCAAAGAATCCAATTTTATTATTTGCAGTTCCAGTGCTTGTATTATAATTAAATGCAACACCACGATCAGTATTAGTATCGTATGCGTGGGTAATTGTTAATTGTGTAGTTGTAGAAATTCCAGGAGCAATAGTCGCATCTGTTAAAGTTATAATTTTATTAACAGTATCATAAGAAGTTATTGTATTTACCCCCGATACTGAAAGGGCGGCATTTCCACTAACTACGTCACCAGTATTGATTCCTGTAACAGAATCTAATCTAATTGTGCTTACACCAGCAACAACAGTAGTCATTACTGTTGTTGTGCTTGTTACATCACCAAGAACAATAATAGGATCATTTAAATCGACAGTTGTTGAATTTACAGATGTTGTAGTTCCATCTACTTGTAAATTTCCTTTTACAATAACTGTTCCTTCATTACTTAATCCATCTGGATATGGATCTAAGTATAATTCATTGCCGGAAATAGTTGATATTACATTATCCTTTATCTTGATCTGATCAATTGTGGCGAAACCACTAACACCTATTGTTCCACCTACATTCAGATTTTTTTCAATTCCTACTCCACCCTCAACGACAAGGGCACCACTATCTTTATCACCAGATTCTGTAACATCGCCAATATTAATTGCTACACCATTGGCAAATGCCCAGTCAGCTCCCTCAATTTCAAATCTATTATCAGTTGCTTCATCATAACGCATTTTAACGTCTTTATCATTACCAAATGATAAGTACGTATCATCGACAATATTAATCTCACCAGTTCCGTTTGGATCTAAAACAATATCACCATCAGTATTAGTAGATGATAAAGTATTTAAATCGAGTCTTAAATTATCAACGTTCCACTGATCTACTTTTCTATTGCTATCAAGAATAGCAACAATACCACCATCACTATTCCTTGTATTTGTTACGCCAGCGATTGCTCCTGGCGAATGCTCCATCATAGAAGCATAGTAATATCCACCGACTGGATTTACATTGTTGCCATCATCACCTACAAAAATTCTATCTTTGTACTGGTTAATACCACCATAACTACCAATACCAGTTACGTATGCTAATTCACCCCAATTTAGACTAGAAGGTTTATTAGTACCTGAGGATCTTTTGATCCTGATAATACTTGCCATTTAGAAATTTCCCCCGTTGATGTCTAAATTCTGTGTTGCCCCTGGTGTAAGGGTTAGTGTAGCGTCCCATTTTCTAGTGGCACCATTATAAACAAGAACCATACCATCAAGTAAATTTGTGGCATTAACATCACTAAGCTCAGACAAAGAAAGACCTTGAGCACCAGCAAGTGAAGATATAACTTTTACCGCAGGTTGTTGTCCTACTCTGACCTTAATTTCTGCCATTTATAAACAGTTCAGGATCTAAAATATATTTATACTTCATTGAATCCAAAAGGTTCAATTGAAGATCCAAATGATGAGATAACCTCTTGTTGTTTAAAATAAAGTTTCACATAAGATTTTGCAATATTTCTAAGAGTATCAACAGAATCAATGGCATCAATTTCTGATGCTGCCTTATAGTATTCAAAACTCTTACTTAAATTTTCTAGATTAATTTTGTCTGGGTCCATTAATAAGTTCCTTTAATAAAGATTTAATCTCGTCAATATCTTTTTTAATTTCATTAATTTCATTTTTTTCCTTTTCTTTGATCTCATTTAACCTCATATAATTGAGGTATGCTGATTTATCTTTATTCAAAATTGCACCTGTTTGTCGATCTCTAAAAAGGTTGTTGTGTCCCTCAACGGGAATGAAATTTGAATCTTCCATATTTTATGCTAAGGCAATACATCTAAAATCTTTAAGTTTTACTGGTGTTGACTCATTGGTTGAAGACATTACAATTTTAATTGAGAATCCATTGAACTGTTCTAGATTGTTTACACTAAACTGATATTCTGAAAAAGATTCTGGTCCGTCTGGATTTACAAATGCATCAGGTCTTCCACTGTTTGCGGACAGATCTAAAATTAAATCACCAAATCCATCACCATCAGTATCTGATAAATTATCATATCCAGGGAATGGAACATAACTTTGTGGAACGTCACTAGAATCTGCCTTGAATAATCTATAAAATGCTCTAATGTCTGCCTCTGGTTGTCTGTTTGCTGCAACTAAAACTTTTAAACTGGTAGCTGGTTGTGCCAGAGAAATAATCTGAGTTACAAATACTGCTCCATGAGGATCTCCATTAATTTCATTCGTCCTAGAATCAAGAACATAATCAGAAATTGGTTTATTGACTCTATTTCTACCAAGTATAAAGGTTGAATTTTGCAAATCCATAACTGGAGACAGGTTTTCATCCTCAGTGACAAAATCAACTCTTAATGTTAGAGATTTATTTGATGGAAGTGTTGTCAATCTGGCATTTTCATTTACCTTAGAGGCAACTAGTCTTGGAGTTGGGAAATGTGTAACTCTATTTAACTGAATTGGTTCATATCCAAGATCTAAGAATGATACTTCCGTTCCACCTGCACTAGTTCCAGAAATAGTTCTTATCTGTGAAGAAACTGCTGTACCTTTTCCAGGAGTAATTATATTGAATATTGGTTCAATAGAACTAAATTGATGGTTTTGGGAAATTTTAACACTATTTCCACCAAATCCCTTTTGAGATTCGAAATTAAGCATTGAAGTTCCTGTACTTCTGACAGTTGGTGTTGTCCTATCAAATTCTAAGAAATAATTATCCAGGTTGGAGTTTTCCAAATTATAATAAGTTGCAGGAATATTATGTGTTTTATTAATTCTCATTAGAGAAACACCATTAACTTCATATGGAGTTACAAATCCAATAGTATGTGCTACTTTAGCACTACCATTTAATCCTCTTCCATCGATGATAAGTGTTCCACTATCACCAGAAGTTTGTGTTATTCCACTATAAGATACAACTTCATTGTTTATTAACGCATATCCACGACTAGTTGTTATTCCCTCAAACCTTGCAAAAACAGTTGTATTTGCAACAGAAACAACAGTGTCGTTCAATCCAACAGGTACAGTGAGTTGGATATTTTCTCTATCAGGTAGAACATCTTTGACTTCGATTACATTGTTTCCGCCATGATGTGCATGATTATATTGTTTAATTCTAAAAACATTTCCAGAGAATTTATCGTCAATAAGTGTTGAGTTTGCACTTACTGTTGCCCCACTAGTTGTTCTAGAAGATTCATTTGTTGGATTTGTGTAATAAACAATGGATGATGTATTTGTAAAGTTTTCACCTTGAACACCTGTCAAGTAAATTGTGTTAGCAGCACCACGAGATGCAACAGAAACTCTTGCTCCTGAACCACTACCAATATTACTTGTAGTAATTCCAAGAATTTCTCCATTTACATAACCACTTCCAGTTGTTGCAGTTGGAGTAACTGAAATTACTTTACCATTACTTACGGTAACATTTGCCGTTGCACCAGTTCCTTTTCCACTAATAGAGTATAGGGGAACATTATTTGTAGTTCCAGACGCTGGATAACCAGATCCACCACTAATAACAGTTACAACACCAACAGGACCACCAAGATTTTCAACAATTCCAGTTACACTTGGACTAGATCCCTGACCAATTTTAGTTCCAGGAACAACAGCAGCATTTAGTGTTCCTGTAATAGGAATCATTAGTTTTCTTGGTAATCCTTCAATTGGATTATTTTGCAGGGTAGATACATTTGTTCCAAAGGTGTTAATATCAGTATTATAGAATGTTAAAGTACCAGAAGGAACAAACTTTGCTTTGTAAAGTTTAAAGGTAAGATCTTGATATTGACTTGCTGTCCAAATCGTTCCATTTTGTGACTTGAACAACGATCCACCAATGTATTGTTTAGTAACAACAACATTTTGAACATCTGGAAGATTTTTAGTTTTAACAGTCTTCTCTCCCATAGTGGCAGTCCACATTTCATAACCATCCGATGCTGGTGATAAAATAACAATTGCATATTCTTTACCAGCTTCTAAGTAAACTGGGGATGGGAAACGAACTCTTGTTGGAACTGGTTCTGGTATACGTGGTCTTTCATATCTACCCCAATTTGAATCCTTTAATACATCTTGCATCTTAGGACCAATTATCCCATTATATTCATTCTCTAAGAAATATCTGATATCTGCATCAGAGAAACCAAGTGATCTTGCATAAGGATAGTCCTGTTCATAACCAAACTGTCCAGGAGTAAATCCACTGGCAGCATCATCGAATCCTACCATACTCTTTCTCTTATATCTACCCCAATTTGGATCCTTTAATACATCTTGCATCTTAGGACCGATTACACCTTTATAGACATTTTCTAAGAAATATCTAATATCCGCATCAGAGAAACCAAGTGATTTTGCATAAGGATAGTCCTGTTCATAACCAAACCGTCCAGGAGTAAATCCGCTAGCAGCATCATCGAATCCTGCCATACTCTTAACTTCAAAAGAATCCTCAGCAATGTTTATATCATTTGGATTTAAAGCTACTTGTGTATAATCTTGAACAAGGAATTGAGTTGGGGTGCCAAGTTCAACGGTTCTTAGTTCAACATAAATTTTTGCAGATGGATCTTTGGTTGCAAAATAAAGATCAAATGAGGTTAAGAATGCACCTTTACCATCAACTGTAAATGATTGAGCTAATGGATCTCTATGTGGTGCCTTAACTTCAACTTTAACATCTGTTGGTAAAGCTGCTGGTTTGGGTGGATTCCTTACAGAAACTCTACTCGTTTCTTGTGTTAAAATTGTTCCAGATCCACTATAAGTTCCAATAGCTTCACTCGCAAATACCGTTGATCCTGGTAATGGTGTAACGCCAGGAGGAACCGCCGTAATTTTTACAGTTTTTGTTCCACTAGTGACTCTTACTGGTGGTGGTGGATTTGTATTTGGATCTCTGAAGAAGAAGTTTCCAATAACATCTCCCCAGTTGTCTGAAATTAATTCAGCTCTAATTATTCTTGCAGTTGCTCCACTAGTTTCACCGACAACTGTTGCACCTTCGGCAACATAACCATAATACTTTTCTGGTTCAGTTGCCAAAACTCTAACACCAAAATTAATTAACTTTGATGTTGCAGAATAAGCATCTCCAGGTCCAGGTCTAGTTCTATCATATGGATCAACACTGTATTCTTCAACAAGAACTGATAGAGATCCTAATCCTGCACCAATATCAGGTCTACCAGTATCGCCAAATTTATGTTTTGGTTTTTGTATTCTGATATATCCTATTTGCTTTCCAGCCAAATAAATTCTGGCATTTTCATAAATTTGGAATGTGCCTGACTGCATTTCAATTTCACAAAGTTTTGGAATAATATCAACTTCTTGACTATCCAGATAATGATAATGCTTTGTAAATGGTTTAAGTCCATTTGCTGCGAAATATACGTTTCTAGAACGCATGAATGGATCAACAGTGCCACTAATTTTTACATCTTCAACATAATCAAATTCTCTTGATGGACCTTTTAAAACCGGTTTATATTTTGTAGTCGTGGTTGTAGTTGTAGTTGTTACATTTCTTACTCCCTTCTCACTTCTATTACCACCCTTCTTATATGTTTCTTTTTCAGTTTTAGTATCTACATCAACCTTAGTTTTTGCCTGTTGCTTCCATTCAGCACCAGTTGATTCAATTCTTTGATCATCAATATAAATTGTTCTTACCCAGTTATCAGATGCAGGATCTAATACAACACCACCAACGAAAACAATAACATTAAATGGATTGACATTTTCAACTGTTGTGGCATGTGGTTGTTCGATCCAACCTACTTCTTCATATTTAAGAGTTAGTAAATCACCAGTCTTTTGGATATTTGGATCTAATAATTTGAGATTTTGAGTAAGATCTGCTGTTGTCTTATCAATTGCAGGATCTAATGCCAATTCTGCTTGAAGTGACCAGAAATCAATAGGAGCAATTCCTAGTGCCTCAGATGCACTAACATCAATTGTGCTATATCTTTGATCACAAAGTGACTTATCTTTAAAACTAGAAACAATAAAACCTGATTTAAATCTATTATTTCCGTTGGCATCGAGAACTTCTAGAGTTTGTGCTTTCAGTTCAAGCATACTTAAACTGGTAACTTCTTCTAGATTTTCAATTCTCTCTTCTAATTTTGCAATGTCCCTCATTGTAAATCTTCTATTATCTCTTAATAGAATTCTGGGATCTTTACGTGGATTGAAGAGGTATGGTGGATAACTAATTTGAGCCAATTCCATAGCATCATCGGCTAGGATTGGGGCACGTGGAGTATCACTAGATTCTCCTTTAACAATTTCAACTTCACCAAAACGATTTACTGTTACCAAGTCAACTCTTGGTAAGTAGTAACTATATCCTACGAAAGAAGTTTCATCTGGTGATATTACATATCTATAAGTACTTTCATATGATCTAGAACTAAATGCAAATGGAGATGTAGTTGCCGTTGCTGGATCAAATTCAACTACTCTTGGTCTAAAATCAATCATATCCGAAACACGTGTTCCATCTGGAACAGATGGAATATCACTAGAATATCTGTCTTCGGTATATGAATTTACTGTAAATATGTCTCCATTATTTCCAGATGCAACCTTATAATAATCAAAAATAACTAATAGTTGACGAGCTGGAAGCGCACTTCCTGCTCTCCTTCTTATTTTTGAATAGTCACAATATTGATCTTTATGTCCTTTATCTAGAACATAATTTGAAGTCTTATCAATATAGCTACCTTCTGTTATTGATTGAATTGCTATATTTAATGAAGACTCGTTAAATTTAACCAGTTCTCCAACTTTAAAATTATTTTGGTTTAAATATACAAATTCTACTGTTGTAGATGTTTTAGTTACAACCTGAGCAACTGCTCTACTATCCTCACCTACAATTTTTTCACCAACAATAACATTATTATCTAGATTTAATCCACTCGCAAAAACCAACTTATCTAAAACAGGTGCTGAAGTGTTTGTAGACTCATAAACAGCCCTGATATTTACAACATCAGGAACATTCAGACATATCTCAGCATCTTCTACTCTTAATCCATAATATTTACTGGTAGAAAGTCCACTTGAAGTTGGTCCAGATTGAGTGGAAATACCACTTGTTCTTGTAATAGATACTTGCCTACTTCTTATAAAATCTTTCGACTTATTTGTAACTGCTCTCTTTTTAAGAGTAACATTAACAGTTACATTATTAGTTTGATTTGCTGTTAATTTTGTAAATGTAATTGACGAACCATCAATGCTACGTGTAAATTTACTAGCCGTCAATTGATCAGTTGTTCCATCCGAATAGTGTACGGAATACCTTTCAGCATCGAAAGATTCAAAAAATACACTACTGATTCCAGCACTAACATCCAGAACATCGGAAGTAGTTAGTGTTAATTGTCCATTGGCATCTGTTGATTTTCCAGTAACTTGTCTAGAAATAGTAAGTTCCGATGAGGATAGATCAACAGATGCTATATTAGGTCTTGGCAGATTAGTATAAAGTCCAGAAGAAACCAAATTAACAATCTTTGGTTCCATTAAAGAAAATACAGATTCAGTATCTGCTGCCGCTATTCCATTATCACAAACACCAGCAACTGCAGCGCCAGTTGCAGCAAGAGTTATCTCAGTTCCTGTTGTGTTTATTGATGCTATTCTATTAAATGTTGGATCAGTATTTGTTCCTTCCTGATACTTTATAATAGATTCTGTTTTAATCCCAGTTGCTCCTGAGAAAAATCTACCAGGAGCACGAGATACGCCAGTACTACTGGTAATTCTCAATTTGTCAGTGATTGCAAAATTTGGAGGTGTTCTCTCATAAAGAACTGTATCTGCTAGAAAATCAACTGATAATCCACTTATAGTTGATGCATCTTGATATACAGATTTAATATCCTCTGTTGTATAAACGTTTATAGCACTGACGCCAACTTTTAATTCTGGATTTTCATTAATAATGATTTGCTCACCAACTAAAAATGTTCCAGAAGTTTGCGATAAACTAAATGCAGCGCCATTTGGTTTTGCTGCCAAATAACCAGTTGCTCCACTAGAAAGACCTCTAACAAATGATGTTAGTGGAACTTCAGTTGTAGTATATGATCTTCCAAGATAGAGAGTTGTATATGTTTGAACATCGAATAGATATAAGTCCCATTCGGTGTTATTGGCAGTGTATGGGGCATCAGCAACTCCATACCAATATACTCTTGCCTCACCAATTTTAGTTCCTAGTCCAGAAGCATTTGCAACTGTACCCCCTGTACCAGCACCATCCCTTCTTCTGTTGTAGAGTTCTATAATGTTAGCCTGAGTTGTCTGTGCTCCACTCGACGATGCTCCAATGTTGATATATGGAACACCATAGACATTATTTACTTTTAACAAACTTCCCATAGCAAATGGTACTAATGCACCATCAACCGTTTTAACAGATCTTGGTTTTTCGACATCAACAACTGTTGTTCCAACAAGATCAATATCAAACCCTTTAACATATGCTGTTCCAGATGAAACAGTAACAGACATTAAGTTATCATTTGGAAGATTACCTTGTTCTGTTCTCTGACCTTCTCTGTAAAGTCCGCCATTACCAGTTTCGTTGTTTAACGAATTTGCAACAGATACTGTAAATGGTTTTAATGCATAGTTTCCTGATTCTTCAAATGTCCTTTTTGCAAAGTATTCTTTAATTATGCTATATTCTGATTTATTTTGTAATTTTTTAATTTTACCTTGATCAACTTTGACGAGTTCAATAAAGTTTACGTCATCAAAATCTGTTAATTGTTTTTTAGCAAGTTTAACACTGATTTTTAATCTATCTGCACCAGGAGCTGCAAAGTTTGTAAATCCTCTGGCATTATCATTTAAATCTGGATCATCATTCGAAGTAACAATTTCTTCTAAAACATCAAAACCTACACGATATGATGGTTCATTATTATATGGGTCTAAAACAATTTGAGTATTTGGAACATCGACAAAAACTCCTCTAATAAAATAGACACCCTTTGATACACCAACTGCATATCCAGTTTTAGTAGCATCAATTGAAACTAGGGTAAGTACACTATCACCGATATTTAAAGAAGTATTACCATAGGTAATATTTTCTTCAAGGGTTAAAATTTCACCATCTGAAAATTGTGATGTTTGTCCGTCATTTCCACCATCCACATATTTTACAAAAAGTGTAATATCTTCTACTCCTTCTTCTGGTGGTAGTAAATATCCCTTTAACGTTCCAACTACCCCAGATTTTACGCCTTTTACTTTTGTTCCTCTTCCATTATTATAATTTGTGATAGCATCTAAGTATACAGTAACATCAATACCTAGATGATCTTTATTTACTTTAACAGTAGTAAATGCATTATCACAAGTAACTCCACCAGGAATTACCATAGATCCTTCTTTGAATATATGACTTCCAAAGGATTCTATTTGATTTTGTAAAATTGACTGGAGGCCTGTTAATTCTCTCGCCTGAACTGGTCTACCAGGTTTGAACAGAACTCTATAATAATTGTCATCCTTATTGAAATCATCATAATAAGGATTTATGTTTAGGTTAGTCTTTTGTGGCATTTTTTAAAATTCCAGTACAATTTTAATGTCTTCTTTTTGGCGCGAATTTCTACTAATTGTTGGGCGATTATCAACGTAAATTACATCGCCTGATCCTTTATTTATTTCAGGTCCTGCTAATCCATCTTGGAAATTGACACCAAGATCAATTAATTTTGATCCTGTTGGATTAGTTGTTCTACCATCAAATTGAGTATCAATAGAGGCTGAAAATCCAGAAGATTTTCCAAGAATTTGGTTCGATGATGATTCGAATGCAAATGGTCTTCCATTTGTGGAAATTCCAACATAATCTTGTTGATCAAGTGTTGTCTGGTTATAATAAAGTGATCTATCCTGAAAATATTTTAGAACCTTTGTTTCAGTATCCCACGAAGCAACATAACCATATGCTCTTCCACCAGTAACAATTTGTTCTATTTTTTCACCAATTGTTGGAGTACCAGAAATCAGTGAGAACTTTAATGATGATAAACTAGTGAAAGTGTCTCCATTATAAACTGATGTTGAACCTATTGAGGTTGGATTTTTTATGATCGATACTTGTGCAAAACTAGTATCTACTGGAAAATCCTTTGTTGAATCGTCAAATCTTGCATAAATTAATACCCTATCGGTTCCTAATTCATTGTAAATATCATATCCATGTCCTCTTGACGGAGGTATAATTGGAACTAACTTTGCACTAGTTCCAACTGAGTTTATGTTTATTGATCCAAGATCAACCAGAGCATAACTATAATCTCTGCCGCCAGAAGTTACTATCGTATTCGTTATCTTACCATTTTCAACATCAACCCTTACTCTACCACCCGTACCATCACCAATGATTGATAGTTCTTGACCCAATCCGTTAGAGTAGTTCGAACCTGATTTTTCAATATAAACTGTTTTAATTTGGTTATTATTTAAAGTTGAATCACCAGATTCCCTAATTGCCTGTATCTGAGAGTTTGTAGAAGACAACCAATTATTAGGAACAGTTATATATTCTGTCGAATCAAACTTAACAACATCACTTGGGGAAACTGAGAATAGATATTTCCATACATACCCATCACCACTAGTACCAGCTCTTGATGGCTCCAAATCGGTAAACGTTGGTTCATCCTGAGAAACGTTACCACGTGTATTAGAACCGCTAGAACCATTCTCTATACATATGTAAACTCTATAATCTTGGTTCATTACATAATAATTTGCATCATATAATCTAGAAGAATTTGTCAGAGGGCTTGGATTGACAATACTATAATCATCTCGATACATTTCGTATCTGCTTCCAGGAGTCCACTGAATTCTTCTGATTATTCTTCTAATATTTTCTGAGGTTATTTTTTTACCGTATAAAATTGTATCTCCATAATGACTCAAATATGATAAATTATCAATTGGTGCCGGAGTATTTGTATTCCAGGCAGTAGATCTGCCAAACCCCACCACAGTAGGATTAGGTAATCCGACAGTAACATAATATGAATTGGTCATAGACCCAACAGAATCTACAAAATTACCAGCATTCAAAATTCTGAATTGATCAGTAACAATTGCGGACATTTTTAAACTTTTTTATGTATTTATATCCCATTAAGGAAGATTGGAAAGTTTTCTGATCGCACCACTATTTCTCAATCCAAAAGTTCTCCTTTGAATTGTTGGGAAAGTGGAAAGACCAGAATCCACAGTCAAACCAGTAACTCCAATAGAAACTGGATTCACCCTAGAACTGAAATTGTAAATTCTACCCCAAGAAATGTTTCCTAATGGTAAAGTTAAAGATCCTGTTGTTGGAATTCCAGAAATAGTAGTCGAACTATGTATATTGCAGATTATTTCTGCGTTTGGTCCAGCATTTGTTTTCGAATTAACAATGTAAACATTGTCAAGGAAACTAGTTCCTATTCCTACAATAGATGTGTTTCCACTATCTACTGAAGTTACTCCATTTCCAACTTTCGTATTGTATACAAGTATTGGATAACCTACTTGAAGATCATTTGCATCTGACGCATTTGCACGGAAATTAATTTTTAGTGCTAATGGATGTCCACCAATACCTGTTGTTGTAGTAATGCCAGTAATAATTCCAGAAAATCCTTGAACATTTGCAACTGTTTTAATAAGTTCAGTTTTTGATTTGGGAATTTCCGCTATCAATTTAGGAGCAATAGTATATCCAAGTCCAGGATTAGAGATTGAGACGGATACCACGCTACCGTTAGAAATAGTTGCTGTTGCAGTTGCCGTTGTTCCAACACCAACACCAATTAATGGTGGAGCTGAAATTTTAACTGGAATTGTCGCTGTTGAATAACCTAGTCCAGCATTTGTAATTGTAATATTTGAAATAGTTCCAGCAATAGAAACTGTTGCAGTAAATGCTGCGGAAACTGGATCGTTTGAATCGACAATTAAAGCATCAAATGAAGTTATAGTAATTCCATAATTATTTTCTTCAAAATTAAAGAATTGAGCATCATCTACAAATATCTGAGAACTTGCAGAATCAATATTTCCTATAATTTTCGCTGTTGGGTAAATAAATGGTTCAATTGAATCTCTTGATTTGTAAACAACATCACCTTTAATGTACTTGTCTTTCTTTTGTTTTGTCCACTCTATTGGCCTGAAATCAGATTCATTAATTCCGAAACCAACATAATTATCAGTTTCAATAATGTCTGATCCAGTAATATCTAAAATAGTTCTATCTCTATCTTGTACAGGAATTAATTGATAGTTTGGATGTTTTCCAACAAAAACTTCATCACCAATTTTAATTGTTTCATTGACATCAATAAAGGTAATATCAACTCCATTTTGACCAAGATAGAAGAAAATATCTACTTTATCAGATGCCTTTGGTGCCTCAGTGAATTCAAATGAAGTTCCTCCTATAAACTTATAGGCATATCCTGGTTCTTGTATTACACCATTAACAAAGATGATCAGAACAGCGTCTAAGTCAATTGAACTAGAAAGTGGATTATTAGGATCAATTTCAAAACTTAATAATTGTCCGTTATAAATCAGTGGGAATCTAGTTCTAGATCCATTTTGTAGGCTTGCTGTACTGTCAATATAATTCATTTCACCAAAAGACCAAGCAGAGAAATAATCCTGGAATGTCTCTACTACTTCTAATTTAAACTCAGATATTGGTTCTGATAGTCCCTTTGCAGTTACAAGACCGATTGGTTTGAAAACATCTCCAACTTGGAATGCATAACCATTTCTTGCAATTTCAAATGATTCAACTTGGAATAGAGTTGATCCAGTTCCAACACTATAAGATATATCGGTTTGTTTTACATCAGTGCTTGCACGTCTTTGTAATTCAAATTGTGGATCTGCACCATATGAGATTCCTCCTAATGTAGATCCAATTCCAACGTTTCCACGTGCAGGTCCAATTTTAATGTTTAATAGTAAATTAGATCCAGTTTTGGATGTTGAACCTACTCCAACTCTTGAAACACCAACAACTTGAATATTTTCATAATTTGGTTCAGGAATTTTAATATAAGGATTAACATATCCAGATCCACCACTATTAACTATAAATCCAAGTGTTCCACCAGCACCAACAACCGCAGTAATACTTGCCGCCGCACCAGTATGATTAGGATCTGTAATTCCAATAGAAACTGGACTTCTATATCCAGAACCTTCTGTTAAGTCATACCATGGGAATACGGTTCCAAATCCAATATAAGAATGGGGTAAAGTGCTAGTTCCTACTTTTGCAATGAAAGTTCTTGCCGATATAATACCAGCAATATCATAAGAATAATCTAGTCCTGTTGATGGGAAGTAAGATACTATTCCAGCTCCAGATGGGCAAGTAAATCCTAATCCAACTAACTTAATTCTATCTCCACCAACAAAGTTGTGATCAGTAGTTGTTGTAATTTCAACAATACCAGTTTGATTATTATATGATGCAGTACTAATTGATTGACCCGGACCAGTGTGGGAAATTCCAGTAATACTTACGATAGAACCAGATCCATCAAGATTTGCTCTAACCTTTGCACCCAATAGTGGTGCATATCCAAGACCAGGTGTAGAACCGAGTGATACAATTAATCCACCTCTTGGTAGTTGATTTTGGTTGATATCAAAATCTGATTTAATATAAGTACCATCTATTGATGTAATTCCAGTAAATACAACACTAGAAATTCCGGCAATATTGTCATTTTGGAATTCATAATTATTTCCAGAATTATTAATAGTAGTTGGTGTTTGGAAAACTCCATTAATAAAGAGTATACCATTTCCAATGGAAACACCGGTGGTATTAATACCTTCAACTGTCATTGTATATGTTTTACCTATACCAGTAAATTGATCAGAAATATCATCAAATACCATATTAGTATCATAGTTTGATCTCAGGAAAGTTCTTCCTGCATATTGAGCTCTTACATATGGTAGATTACTTTCGTCTCTTCTTGATCTTGTGTTACCTTTTGGTGGATCAATAAACCAAATTTCAGAACCAATAATATTAAATGATCCTCTATAAACTTGAACATTGGCACCATCACTATGAGTGGTTGCAGCACTACCAACAGAAGCTCTTACAACAGAAATTGTTGGAATAGTTGCTGCTGTTCCTGCTTGAATAATACCATTAATTGGTCCAAGAAGAGCTCCGCCAACATTAGTGCTAAAACCAACTTCAACAACTTTCATATATTCATCATCAATTTTTATCAAGTCTCTTGGTTGAATAGAAGTTATTCCACTAAGATTGAAAGTTGCTATGCCGACAGAAATAGAACCACTATTATATTGAAGTGTGTGAGATATTGGAGTAAATGTAATCGGTTGCTGTACTATTCCATCCAGAGAAACTACACTCTTTGATAGTTTCTTTGTCATTTCAAATTCATGAGCATTACCTAATCCAGCATCAGTAAAAGTGACAGCAATTCCTAGATTTGCATAAGATCTTCTAGTTGCTAGTTTAAATGTGTCTGGTGTAAGAGCAATTGGATATACTCTTTCAGGCAACCTATTAGTAACAATACCCAAGTAATTTGCAGTTGATCCTATTCCTATTGCGCTTTGACCAACTCCAATAAATGATGATTTTGGAGTATAAATTAGTTCTTCACCAGTATTAAACATGTGATCAATAATGGTGAAAATACCAGTTGCAAAATCAACTACGGTAGAATCAGAAGGATTGAAAACTTTTTTATAAATCGGTCTGCCATTATGTGTCAAGTTAAAATTGACTTTATTTGCACGAGCTCCATTGATACCATCATAAGCTGAAAGGAATACTTTTTGAGAACTCTTACCGTAATTTAAATCAATAGGTGCATTTTCAAAATCACTGAATGTGTAGAAAACTTCATTAAATGCTTGAATAGTATTGTTTGTATTTGAAAAATCTGGGTAGAAATTCAATAAGAATTGATTTCCAATAACTTCAGATCCAAAAGTTCCTAAACCAGTTGTATTGTTTGTTGCAGCAAATGGTCCAGGAGAAACAATGATATCTTGCCCACCCTTTACTAAGGAAACTTGATGTATTGCTGAACTATTTCCACAAGAAACTCTAACAATAGATGTTAATGATGAAATGAGATCAGATTCAAATATTCCTACTCTTACTTTATTTGTACCAAATCCAACCGTTGATTCTAATCTTGCACTCCTTTCGGAACCATATGGTTGTCCAGGAACTAAAAATCTATATGTTCCAATACCAGAACCACCAGAACCTGTACTGCCAAATCCAACAATACTTGTCCTGACATCAATTGTATAATCCTCTTCATTTCTTACTCTGAAAGAAACTATTCCTGATGTTGAATCATAGATTGCAGTTACTAATCCAATTGATGAAGAACTGTAACCTTGGAGAGCACTATCAAAATAATACTCACTAAGATATGTATTTGATCCATCAAAATCTAAAGTAGCATCAATATAATTTACTTCTCTGGTAATATTATTAATTATTTCAATGTTTGCAAATAATCCATTAAAATTATTAGACGAAAATTGAGCAATAGTTTTTACATTATCAGTACCACCAATACTAGAAATTCCAATAATATTACTTCCTATCAAATTGACAGAACCAAAACTTTGAGTTCCAATTCCAGACGAAGGACCGAAATCAAAAGTTTTCTTTAAAATTTTGATATCATGATCTCGTGTAAATCTGTTTGTTGGAGTGAAGACTAATGTTTTTCTTCCAGAAAGATCTACATTGGCACTGAAATATCCTAAAATTTCTTTTGAATATTCTGTGTATTTTTCAAATAATATAGAATCAAGGGTAGTTGTCTGTAATACCAATTCTGATATTTGACATTCGAAGGTATCAGGGTCTACAACCTGAATAACATATCTAACGTGAGTATCTGCGACATCAATCTCTTCAATTTCTACAAAAGGATCCTCAAATCCTCTACTTGAAAATCTATTACTAATATCATCGTGAATAATCACTCTATTAGTTCTACATTCTGTGTAGTCTGTTAACTTTCTATTTTGTAGTTTTAAATATTTTGATCTATCTGGATTAGTTCTAACATCATAATCTACGGTATTATCAAAATTATTAATAGTATCTACCCGTTTCTCTTCAATAACATCAAGTATGACTAAACTGTTTGTTGTTCCAGAAAGACCAATTGCACCTGTCGATGATACTATACCAACATCTGCAAAATTTTTGAGTCCAGCAGGGTGTATAATACTGTTCACTGGTCCTGATAACTTATCCCAAGTTATAGGACTCTTAATTGTGTATGATAAATTCTGATAATAATCATTGTCTGGGGTTACCTGATAATCCTCACTAATCTTGCCAACATCATCGGACCATCCAATGTTTTGTTTTGTAGAATAATCGATTTTGTATCTAAATTTGGATGTATTTGCGGACGATGAAACAACTTCTGCAACTACTCCTGTCGATCTTCCCCTAACTTTATTACCTGGTTTTAAATTATATGTTCCAGTTACTTTAATGAATTCATCTCTGGAACTCTTAACATGAAGATCTTCTTCCAAAAATCCTCTGCCACTATCAACAAAAAGTTGCTCATTATCTAAGAATTTACCTCTCTTCTTGATAACATTAATTACTGGATAATGTTTTTTGTTTATAATAGTTGCATATCCAGACTGGAAAGTTTTAGCTATTCCTGGATTTGTTGATAGTCCAACACCTAGTTCATCTACAACAGCAAAAGATAATATTGCAGGATTTGTATTAGTGTAAGAAGCAACTTTGAAAAATCTATATCCATAGTTATCAGAATTATATCCTGTTCCAGTCGAACCATTTACAAGTTGTATTCCTTCTACATAAATTTCATCACCAACATTAAACAATGGAGAAGAGAATCCAAGAATTGGAGTTGACAATGTACAAGTGGCAATTCCCGAAGTACTATCGGTAACCATTGAACTTATACCAACACCATTTGAATTATTAATTGCAATTATTTTATGTGGATTAGATTTTAATCCATATATTGGTGCTACTTGTGTTACATCCGCAATTGCTCCACTTGGAGTTACTGCAATTAAAGATAATCTATCTACAACTTGTTTAGTTGTATCATCAAATAGTAACAGATCAGGTGCATTGACATATCTTGATCCACCAGAAACGATATCTATTTCTCCTATTGTATCAAAATTATCCAAAGTAATGATTGGAGAAACAACTGCTTCTGGATTTAAAGTCTTGTCAGATGGATACTCATATGCAATTGCTTTAAATCTGGTTTCTTTAATTTTTCCAATATCTGTAGATATCGCAACTAAATTAGCATCAGAACCTTTATTACTAATTACTTCAACAAATTTTGGAAGTTTTTTGAATCCAAATCCTTCGGAAATAATCTTGAGTTTTCCAATAGAACCATTAAGAGCAGTTGATGATTTAGTTGAATACTCTATTTTTTCTACTTGATCACTAGTATAAGTTAATACACTTGGAACTCTTGTAGGTGTAATTTTAAAACTACTTGTCGATATTCCAAAAACGGAATATGTTCCATTGTACTCACTGTTGACATAATTAATTTCTGAATGATTCGAAAAATAGTTATCTGCAGTGCTAATGTATCCTGATTTTTTTAACGTATAATATAATTTTGATGGAACATTTTGGGTGTACTTAATTGACAATGATGCTGTTCCAAAACCAATTGTTCCAATTCCAGTTACATTAAAATCATTGTTATCAGTAGTTGATAAAAATTCATTTTTAAATTCTTTATCCTGATAAATCTTAAAATTATATCCTCGTAAAGATGAGTCGGAAATGTCAAATTTTAAAGTAGAATTTCTAACAACATTAATTTGGGGATTAATGAGACCAATGTTATGAACTGATGCTCCTGTTCCAACAATGTTTACTACATTTTCTGTTTCTGGTTGGGATTCATATAGAGTTTCTGCTAACTTAAACGTATTTGTTCCTGTCTTAACTACAAAGTAAGATCCTGTTGATAGTCCAGAAGCAACTTCTGCACTATCATAAAACACCTTATCACCTGTATTGTACCCATGATTTGGAATGGTAATAGTGTTGGTAACAGTATTAATTTGTGAAGAATTAATACCGATAGAATTAATCAGGAGTTTTTTACCAAATTCATTAAATTTAACAGAAACTGGTCCAGTTGTACCAAGTCCAACAACAGTATTTGGAACCACGTTCAATTTGATAGTATCAAATTCTGATAACCCATGAGTCTGTCCAACACTTATTGTGGAGACAACTTTACTAATTTCTGCTGTAATTTGAGTTAAGTTTGTTTCTAGTGAATATTCGGAATTATTAGATCCATCACTGTAGAAAAATAGTCCTTCACTATTAGTTGTCAATCCAACCTGAGTTACTAATCCAATATAATTTTTTCCTTTATTAATGACATAAACAGATGAAGTTGCATCTGGAATTTGGAAAGTATTTAAATTGGATGGATTATCACCAACTATTAAAGAATCAATGCCTGGATAGGTTGATTTTTCAAAGGTTAGTCTTTGACCAGTTTTAAATGGATGATTGGGTATGTAAATGCTTCTATATGGAATAGAAATTGTTTGTGAAATACCACCTATCGTAAATGTTTTCGATACCGCGCCGCCAAGAGTTGTTCCAATTCCCACTGAATTTTTTGCATTAAAGTAGATTAAATTATCTACTTCTGAGGTAAATTTTGTAGTCTTGGCAGGTATTTTAATTTTATCACTTAAAATATTAAGTTGAGTTCCAAAAGAGTGTGCTACACCAGTAGTACCAAATCTTTTTACTCTAAGTATTCCATTATCATATACATTAAGCACTCTTATAATTTCACTACCCAAACCGGATTGAATGGAAATACTATTTCCGATAGAAATAGTGGCACTTGAACTTGTAAAAATATCTTCTACTTTACCGGATGGATCAGAGTAACTAGTCATAGACGCAGCAAGTCCGATAGTTTGCGTGCTGAATCCTACTTTTTTAGATCCAAGAACATCACTGATGGAAGTTGAAATGCTTCCAACTAAAACAGTATCATTATCTCTTAAATTAAATCCAGGTCTGTAATAAGCTGAAATATAATTATCATCATCCCAAACAAGGACACATGGTGTATATGATTCTAAACTTGTTTCTATCTTTGTAACATTTTTTCCAATTAGTTCTGAAACTTCTGCTCTTAGTCCATATCCACCCGTATTAGATTCGTCAAAGATAACTCGATCACCTATATTATAACCAGATCCACCGTCATTAACCTTAATATCTTTTACAAAACCTTTACTGACAGATTCTACAACAGATACTTGCGAAAATCTTTCATATGGTTCTAATAGAAAATCATAACCAGCGTATCTATCATTAATTTTATATGGATAAGTATTTCTAATAAGATTTGAGTTATTGAAGTCAAATGAATGGTCAAGATAAGAATTTTCTTCAATAAAAGTTGACTTAAAAGTATTACCTATGAAATAGGGATATCCAGGTTCTAATGTATTGGATAGACTACTTGTTTTAACAGATGCAAAATATGCATATATTCCTTTAGGGAATTCTGGTGTTTTGCAAAATCTTCCATTATGCACATCAAGGTCTCCATTACTTGCATAACGATAATCATCGATAAAAAATCCTGATGGGAAAGAAGGAGGTCTATCAAAAACAGAAGATGGATCTAAAACATAACTTGAATTTATAAGTCTAACTCCAGACTGAACATCATCTGGTTTAGAATATCCATATGGACCATATATTGGATTTCCATCATATGCCCATCCTATAATCGGTGAGTGTGAATTTCCAGTATCAAGATAATTATTTGCCAAATCTTGTGAATATCCATAAATTCCATATACCAAAGAGTCGTCTTTTTTATTATTAGTCAGACTTGAAAATATCTTTGGAGTTCTTGTTCTAGCGTGCTTTGCATATCTTTCAGCATCATTTAGAGTAAGATCTCTAACTCTTAAATCAAAAATAGCACCAGATCCTCTTGGAATAACATTAATTGTTGTAGTTAAGGAATCATATCCAATTCCCTGATTTAATACAATCGCATCAACAATTAATCCATTTGAAATAACTGGTCTAATAATCGCACCAGACCCGTTTCCCTGAACAGAAATTTCAGGTATGGAGTAATAATCATATCCAGAACTTAATATTTGTACTTCTATTACTCTACCATTAGATATGATTGGTTTTAGTTCGGCATTTTTTCCATTTTTGACTGTAACTGTTGGTTTTTTGTGTAGATTTAAAGTAGTTGATCCATATCCAGATCCACTTTCATATAGGTATGCATCAACGATGCTTCCAGTAACTATTGGAGTAAAATTAAAAGAACCTGTAAAAGTTGATCCGTAAGAAACGTTTGCCGTTATTGTAATAGGTGGATATTCAAAAATATGATATCCAGATCCTGTTGATTGTAAGGAAACGTGTTTATTTTTGGCAAGGTCATCTTGGAATGTTGCACCAATTCCAACATTAATAAGTTTAAAACTATCAGTATTAACTACATCAACAGAATAACTATTAAGGGTAGATAGACCCACAATTGCTGTACCTGTTGTCGAATAGTGGATGACTTCTCCTGTAGAAAATCCATGGTTTTCATAATTAACAGTACTATAATCTGTGGATATTCCAGTTGGTTTGACTCTTAATTTCCTATAAGTGTATCCGGATCCTCCATTTAAAACTTTTACCGATCTTAGTGTCCTTCTAGGTAAAGTTCTAAATTTATGAATTCCTCCGAATGTAGTTAATGTTGAGAATCCAACAGTATTAATTCCAGCATTAAAATCATTTATGTTGTTAAAAAGTCTAATCGTTCTTGTGTTAACAAATTTTGCAATGTATTGGTCATTAGTGACCAATGATCCAGTTACAGTATTTGATATATCTTGGAAACTTCCTGTCAATATTGCAGGATTTCCATTCTGATTATAAATGATAGGTTCGCCATCATAAAAATTATGTGGTTTCAAAAATGTAATAGTCTCATCACTAATATCTACTCCACCACCTACATTAAGTGACCTACTATCAAATTCAACTTCTCTAAACCTTTCACCTATGACTGGTTCTAAAATACAACCAGATCCATTTGCTCCTGTTAAAGATATTGATACAACATCATCAACATCAAAATCTTGAACATCAACAAAAACATTTTTAACATTTCCATTGATTACTGGTTCAACCAAAGCGGTTGTGCCAGCACCCGTTGATATTACAATTTTGGGAGGATTGACAATATCATAATTATTTCCACTATTAAGAACGTCAAATTGTTTTAGTGGTCCATAATATATTTTTTCTATTGATTCTGGATTTGTAATTTCAACACCGTCGATTAAAACTCCTATTCCACCAGAAATTGTTTCAATAGATCTTTTTACTGGTTCACTATTATTAATTTTTGTGGATTGTAGTGGAAACTTTCTTAATATTTTATTTGCTGATATATTTCTATTTTCTTGCTTTGCTAATGTAAATCTGTGACTGGATGTATTTAAACTCTGTGTATTTCCAAAAAATAGATATGGAACTATAACGTTTCCACTGATATCAGTTAAGTTTACCGCATCCAATAGTGATCTTGATTCATATAATCTTATCTCATTGGGTTGAAGTAATCTTACATAATATTTTGATCCAGAAGTTAACCCATTCAAAGGTTGAGAAGAAGTATATATTACAATATCTCCATCAATGAATCTAACATTTTGTGGAAATTTTATACTAGAGTATGCTTTACGATCATCATTTGAACCAGAAAGATACAATGTAGAACCATTTGGTATGGAAGATTCAATTAATTCGTCATTAATTTGATATGATGGTAAAGAATTGGAAACAACATATCCATATTCTTTGTCGGTATATAGATTCAGTACATTTGAAATATAAGAATTATTTCCAGCATCAATATTTACGTTTAAACTACTAGATTTCTTTATTTTTCTTCTTATATCATATTCAACCAGAGGTTGGGGAGTAAATCCAGTTATTCCACTTAAAATAATTTGATTTACAGCAGTATTGATACTAGTTACTGTTGCATTACTAAAAACAACTGTATTACTAGATCTGACTAAAATATCAACATTATCACCTACACTAAGACTAGATTTATCAATATAACTGTATAATGTGAAAGTTGACCCTACAATAGATCTTACTTGATATCTAGTACTTGTGTTGTAGATCCAAGTATTTGCAAATACTTCTTTATATGTTTTTTCTCCATTTGGTGGATTTTCAATAATATTTCCAAGATTTCTTACTAAAATCTCTTCACCCTCATCTATTAATAAACTATCATCAACAGATACAAGATCAGAAATAACACCAGTAATTCTTAGATCAACTCTTTTGTTGATATTTCCATTTTCATAACCATATATTGTTTCATCAGATCTGAGATCAGATCCAAGAGGAATTAATGAAACAACTCCAGAACATCCAAAGAACTGATTGACTGATTTCGAAGTATACTTTATAGAGTTTCCACTACTAATTAAGTTTAAAGTTCCAGACTCTGAGAAACCAATGGTTGAATCGACTGAAATTATTGAAGATCCAATTGAAACATTTTCAAGTACTTTTGTTTTTCCAGGAACTGTGAAAGTTCCATTAATTAAATCTTTTTCATCATATCCGACAAAAAGTTCTAATTTATAGAAAGTTTCATTATCTCTTGTTAAAATTTCTACGTTTGATACCGCAGCATTTGTATTGATATCACTAGACTTGAATATAGTTTGTCCTTCTAATTTGAGGGGATCGCCAGAAATATTTTTAGCAGTAACGATTTCTCTGCGTATGTAGTTTGCAGATGATGGTTTAATTAATCTACTTTCTAAGTCGATGACATCCGCATTTACACCATAAAGAACTTTAAACAGAATTTTTACCGATTCTTCAATTCCTTTTGACTGGTAAAAATCTCTTGCATGTTTAATAAAATTTCCTACATCTAAATCGGAAACAAAATCATTATTTTCTAGTCCTGGCGTAAAGGTATATTTTAACTTCTTGTAAAATTCTTGTAAGAATAAAACACTTAGATTCTTAACGGTAGATCCAGATGTATGACTCGAAGAATCAGTGTCCTCAAATACCAAAGATTTTTTGTTTGATCCATCATCTATATCAAACTTAGACAGATAATTATATCCAGTAACTCCACTAAATCCACGAATACAACCAGTAAAAGTATTTGTGGTTATACCAGTGTAGGTAATAATTTCATTATCGATTTTCAGAAGTCCATACTCAGATGGAAATCCTTTTGTTGATGTAACAGTAACAATTCCAGCAGATGCTGAAATATTAGAAGTTAGTTTTGTTTCGCCTACAATAACTTCTGGAACTAGATTATCAAGTTTCAGGTACTGATCTAGGTTATCAGCAAGATCTACATTACCACCTTGAAATTCCTCAGAAATGTAGTATTGTCTTAAAAATTCTACTGCCTTTGGAAAATCAGAAACTAAAAATTCTGGAAGTTGACTCTCAATAATTTTATTGATTTGTACTCTCTTCTCAAAATTCGACATATTTTATTCCCTCTCGATTGCTCCGTTAGAATAGCTTGAAGTGTAGTAATCTCTTGTAAAAGTAACCCCAGAGATATCCTCTCCGGAGGCAATAACATCCTTAAGCATATTTATCTTGCTGGTGGAAACATTAAAACTTAAATACAAATCTTTTAGACCGATAACATCATTTGAATCTGGGAATGCCTGAACTTCAATGATATCATTTTCAGCAACTGTTGAAGTAATATTAATAGTATTGACTAATATTTCCCCATTAGTGTAATCAACTGTTCCGATAGATTTTAAAATAACCTGACTTTGACCTCTATCAGTTTGTCTAATTACCGCCAAGACACCTTTACCACTTCCATCTAGATTGCCGTTTGCATCTTTATTTGGAACGTCTGTAAAGTAAACAATATCATCAGAACCTTGTACGGTAAATCCTGTACTCTTTATATTATATCCTTGTGGGTTAATATGAAAACGATTGCCGAAACATAATTCATACTGGGCAAATTGATTCACCAGTGCCTTCATATCTCTTCTAATCTTAACCTTTGTAATATTAGAAGTGATTGCAGAATCAACCCTATCAATCAATTGAACTATTTTGCTATACTTGAATCTTCCACCAAATCTATTAATGTCAATATTTTTAGAGTAATCAGTTAATGAATTGATAATCAGAGTCCTTAACTCGTTAACATTCGAAACTTGATTTGCATTATAGTAAATGGAACTATCAATTTCGACATAAAGAATTTTAAGATCGACTATCTTTTGATTAATTCCTGCAATCGAATACTGCTTCAATTTTGAAAGAATATTTTGCTTATCAAAATCTGAAACATATGTACCATTTTTTGGTTTAATACTAATCTGAACTGTTCCAAATTCTGGTGGACTTAGTTCTTCTCCACCAACAACAGCGACAGATTCTGTATTTGAATATATTGATTGTATAATCGCCTCATAGTCTCTTGAAGTAACTGCTCTATATTGTGATGAGTATAGTCTAGGCGCAAAATATTTTACGGATGAAATGGGTTCTATGTCCCCACCATTTCTAGCCCTATCAATCGTATTAATACTAATGCGTCTTGATGGAATAACTTTTACACCAGATGCGTCAACAAAATTTCCTTGAAATGCAAAAGAAGACGCTCCATTTCCGTCCACTCCCTCTGTCACAATATATCGTGCAGTGATTACTGCATTATTTTCAAGTTTTTTGCCAAAATATCCATCACCAAAAAGAAGTTCATACTTCTCATCCTGAACTTCTTGTATTAAATAAATTTCAGAATTCTTATCAATATTTAAAATATTATCAACTTTGAAATATTCTCTTCCTAATCCACTATCATTGATACCTCTTACATACACAACAATTCTGGAAGTATCAATTCCAGAATTTTCTAAAATAAATCTTTGATCTTGGGATCCATCAACTACCCATTGTTTGGTCAGGTATGTTCCTTGATAGACTAAGATAGGAGATGAAGAAGATCCAAATCTTGCAATTCCATCCTTTACTGTTGTAGTAATATCCTCAGAAATTGAGAATCTATATGAAGTGTCATCTGATACGCCAACACACACCAGACCCGCTTGTAGAGTGATGAAAGGACTGGAGGTATTAGTTGGTACATCAAACGTAATAGACGCCCTAGCGGCGCTTCTGGAACGTGGTACGTAACCAATATTTCTTGCTAGCGAAACAACGTTTTCTCTTAAAACGGCAGAATCCAAGAAGGATTCATTCACGATCATATTAGAGTTGAATGCCGTAATATACGTGTTATACGCTAACGTGTCAATCAACACAGAAAAGTTTGATCCCTCAAAATCAAAATCCGTGAAATTTGAATTTGCACGGAGATAACTCTTGATTTGAGTCTTAATTTGATCGAAATCTAGATTCGTAAACTGTGTAAAAGGCATTTTATCTTGTTGCCTCTAATAAGAATGAAAATTGTTGTCTTAAAGTTTCTCCAATAATATCAAAAAAAACTGCCACTTCAAAAGTATTTTCATCAGGTCTTGGTTCTACCTCAACCCGAACATTATTAACCCTTGGTTCAAAGTTCTCAATGGTAGTTACAATTTGATCTTGGATTGCAGATGCAGTACCATAATCAATAAATTCGAATAAAGATCTACGTACATTCGATCCGAGAAAGGGATTAAAAAATCTTTCCGTCAAGTTAGTTTCAACCAAATTACGGACAGATCTTGAAATTGCTCTCTCATTCGTCAAAGTAGGTAAATCTTTTGTCACAGGATGTGGATCAAAAGAAAGACTAATATCTTTATATCCTCTGGATATTCTTGTAACTGCCATTGAGATATAGATTTTCTCAGATTATTTATTCGCTATTTCCAAGGAATTCCATATGTTGGCTCTGTTCCATACTCCCAATCATCATAATCTTCATCATTACGAATCTTTTCATGCAATTCTTCTTGTTTTTTTAAATCATGTCTAGGTGCAAGATCGTGTATGACCTCTTGAATCACCCTTTTTTCCTCTAAACTACCATAATCACTTGTAAGTCTAGTGGTTCCCCACATCTGATACATGTAGTTTGAGTCTCTATCGACTGGTAAATTCGACATTTTAGCTCCTGTTTTAATGAATAAAACAGAACTTTTATAAAGGAGGTTGCTATCTCCTTATGTCTATTTAACGATCGACTTCACGAAGTGAATATGAGTCTGAATTGAGATATTTTAAGATTTCAAGAGCAATTAGTCGTGGGTTTCCATCTCCACAAGTGTACACATCTACTGCCAAACACCCATTTTCTGGCCAAGTGTGGCAAGAAACGTGACTTTCTGCAAGTGCAATGACGACTGTACACCCTTGTGGTATGAAACAATGTGAAAAAGTGTTCAAAATCGTCATTTTGGCACGATTAATACCTCTAATCATTGCATTTTGAAGCGATTCTACGTCATTAATCGCTTCAAAATCCACATCATACACCTCTAGGAGCAGGTGCTTGCCCATCGAATATTGTTTCAACTCAGTTTGATTAAAAAATTTATTTATTTCTGATCCAAATCTGTAATTTCGTACATATAATGGTCGGAAGTTTCAAGTTTTCTCTTATTTTCGACCGAATATGTCGTTAAATCAATCTCATATCCAGGATTTTTATTAATTCGATTAAAAGTCCAGGCATTATCATACCAAATAATGCGATTATTTGGATAAGCATAGTAATTTCCAGTCTCAACTTTGAACAAATGAGCACATTTATGCTCAGGAGTTTCTGAAAAATTAAGATCTGGAACTCCTTTGTTCTCCCATGACCAATCAAGAGTGAACATATAGGTTCCAAGAACCTTTTTTCCATCTGGACGAATCAATTCTGCCTGTAATCCAGCAAGACGAGCACGTTTTTGCACATCAATATATGGTGAAAAGCAATCCCAATACATAATATCTTCAAGAGGTTCGATTGCAGCATCGGGTTTCCAGCAAAAAGCGTGAAGAGGACGCCGAGTCCAATTCACGCCATTTTCAAGAAATGCCTCAAATAGAGGAACTCTTTTCTCAATACTTGCGACCGAATGTACATCACATTTGGTTACTTCACCATGTCCCTTTTTATGGTTGAATAAGAATTCATTACGAATATAACAAGACCAATCAGGAAGACTATGGTTTAAATATGCCATTATCCTTTACCTTGTCCTCTATACTTTTTACGTGCTCCATTGCGAGAAGACGCGGCATATTTGGTTCCCATGCCATCGCCTTGGCGAGACTTTTTAGGAGGTCCAGGAATATAAGACGTTCTTTTGTTGAGACCACCACTGGATTTTGCAGCCATTGTTTAATTCTCCAAATAAATTTCAGTTTCAAGTTCGCTTGGACTTGGAGAACCTGTCTCATAAAACTGTTGGGACAGATCCTCCATAGTATCGAAGTATTCTTCCTCTGTAAGGTTTTGGTATATTTTCCGACCGTTACAGAGAATATTATACCGCTCTTGTGCCATCTTAGATAATACGTGACTTTTCGTGACCGACGCGAATGCGAGGATCGCACCAGATTTCAAATCCTGCTTCTTTTGCATCCAAACAGAAGGATACATCTTCTCCACACATGTCTTGAACTTCACCAGATTCAAAGACCTGCATCTTCGGTGCAAACCAAGGATACTTCATCTCTTCGTGCTCAAACACACCGTTCTTGATCAGAACCCAACCAAATCCAGTGTAATCAACAGTAAATGGTTTCCGACGCTTCTGAATGCTTTCCAGAGTTTCGTGATTCATGACACCACCATTGCCTCTGAAATCATCTTCATCCAACCAGTGTGCAACTGAGGTGGTCATACCATCTTCGGTACAATACCAACCAGCGGCAATGTCTTGATCCATCAGAACGAGTTGCCAGAACTTTTCACTGTTAAAGACGATATCACTATCAATCCACAGTTGCCAATCATAATTCAGTTTTCCATCCCAAGGCTTTTGATCAGGACCGCGCAGAACATTTGCACCCAGACACTTACAACGTGCAAAGTTCACCATTGAACTATAATCTTGTGAGATCTGAATACTTGCACCTGCTTGTACAAGATCAAAACAAAGTTGTACAAAGTTTTTCAGATATGTATAGGAAACACCACGTCCAGGAAGACAAAATACAATTGTCTTTCCACGTACCATTTCTCTTGCCTTGTCGTAGTCCCATTCAGGTTCTTTGGTGACTACTGGACTCTTTGCCTTTACAGTAAATCCTTTTGTCATAACTTGATTAATTTTCAGTCATATCATACAGTATTATGTAGTGATTGTCAATCAACTACTTCTTTGTAATGGAGGTCCTCTGAACAGTATTCAGTCTTCATAATTCCGACCATAATATTCAAAGTGCTCCATGTCGTTTTGAATTCACTTTCAGTTACTGAATGAAAGATACATCTATCTTTTACATAGATATCATATTTTTTCATTCGGATTCTGAAAGTATAAGTTCACTACCCTCTAAGGTAAACGTAATCTCAGTATCCTCGTACCACGAAAGCTCATTGACCATCCATTCTGGTAGTTTAATCGAATACTCCCCACTGATCGGATCGACTTCTATGGGGCGTTTTTCTTCTCCGGATTTTTTTCTCATTCTTTTGATATTTTTTTATTTTTTATATATCAACCTTATGAGAACTTTTTATTGGCGAAAAATTTTTTGATTTTCGATGTTTAATGAGTCTGATATTTCTCTCGCGTCCGTAACACTTTGTAGGTTAGGGTAGTTAGGGGTTTTTATAACAACCCCCCATCACGCGCCGCGACCGCACGGGGCGGGCGGCGGGGGACCTGCATCCCACGCACCCACTGCCCGTGTGCTAGGATGGGGGGTCACCCCTCCCACTGGGGTGCCACCACGTCCGAAGCGTAGCGATCGGCGGAGACACCTGCCAACCACCAACCCTCTACGGGGTTGATCTGACCAGCGAACGTGTACTGGGGGGCGTCATCAGTCTTGCGTGCAACCCACATGGTTTCGCGGGTTTCAAGGTTGGAGCAGGCGGAGTAGATTGCCATGATCGGTGGGGTGTGAACTGAGAGAATTGTAAGGCATCAGGGGGCAGGGGTCAATACCCCAACCACTCCAGGAACTCACCAGTATCAACACCGCCGAACTGAGAGAGGGTGGCATAGTCGCTGCGGAAGTCATCCCACAGACCATGTTCCTTTGCTGCCTGAGCGGCGGTGGAGAATCGGATCGTACCAGTCTCAGGGTTGGTGGCGTTCCAGAGGATCTGAGCGAAGGTGTCGTTCATCGGTTCGGGTTGTGAACTGAGAGAATTGTAGAGGGTAGGGGGGCGATCGGTCAACCCCCCATCGGATCTCAGCGGATCGGAACGTAGGTCACGGTCACCTGATCGTAGAGGCGCTGCCCTTCGAATTCTGCACAGTCGGGATCCTCCAGGCGCTCGCGGAGCACCGCTGCCTCTGCCTCTGCCTTCTCAGCGGAAACATAGAGTCCGAACAGTTCGGGGCGGTCGTAGTAGTCGGTGCCAGTGGTGAAGATCGCGTATGCTTCGGTCATCGGTCTGGGGTCGTTTGAACTGAGAGTATTGTAGCAGATCAGCGGGTCAGATCAGCGGCGATTCTCAAAACCGCGTGTGAAACCCTCAGCAAAAGCGGCAGCGATCTCACCCCAGAAGGTGGGGTCATTCAGAACTTCAGCACCTGCCTCAGCCCAGTCGGCAGGGGTTGCCGCGGCCAATGCCTGGCGCTCTGCTGGGGTGAGATCATTCAGGGCGTTGATCAGTTCGGTTTCCAGGTTGGGGCGGGTCATCGGTCGGTTGCTTGTGAACTGAGAGTATTGTAGCAGATAAAGGGGCGGACCCCTCAGATCATCACCGTCGTGGGCAGTGCCCGAACGATGGGGGAGTGGTGGCGGTAGCAGAACTCCCGCAGATCGTGGATCGACTCACCAGCGAAGTCATCAGCGGTAAAGGTCCAACCGTGAAACTCACGGTCGATCTCAGTCAGGGTGTGAGCGATCAGGGAGCGGAGGTTCTGAGTGGTGGTCATTGGTTTCGTTTGAACTGAGAGTATCCTAGTCGGTCGGTGGGGTCAGTCGCGGTCGCTGATGTGCCAGACCGTAGATTGGACAGGGCAGGGGATGTAGGTGCCTGCCAGGATCTGCTGGCGGCGCTCCTCCTCCCGCTTGAGTTGGGCGGCGTATGCTTTCATCGCTGCCTGGCAGGCGGGGTCGTTGGCAGCAGTGTCGTTGGTGATGAACACGGGTCGGTTGCTTGTGAACTGAGAGTATTGTAGCAGATCAGTAGGACTGCCAAGCGGCAGCGGCAAGGTCGTTTGCCATCTCCTCCAGATTGTCGGCGGTCACCCGCTCATTGTACCATTCGATCTCAGAGGGGTCCAGGCGGTGCAGATCGCAACCATACATCTCAGCGGCGATGGCGTTTGCCAGATCGTAGAGATCCTCACACAGTTGCAGGTGGATCTCAAAGGCGTCGATTGGGCACATAGTGGTCGTTTGAACTGAGATCAGTATAGAGGCAAAAGGGAAGGGTCATCCCCCTCCGTTGTGCCACTATCAGAACTGGACTTCGCTCAGGGTAGGTTGGGCACTGATGCGAGCATAATGGGCGGCGCAGTCAGCGATGTTGGCGTCTGCAATGTCGTTGGCGATCGTATCCAGGATGCTCAGCAGTTCGGCACCGTTAGCGGCACGGTTGAGCAGGGAGGCAGCAAGGTCAGCGGTCATCGGTTTCGTTTGAACTGAGATCAGTATAAGGGGTCAGGATGGGGGGTTGGTGCCCCCCTTGTGCCAGTTTAGGAATCGAACACGTCGCCGTTGATCTCAGCGCGGTTGATCTTAGGGTCGTTCCACATCACACCATCAGGGGTCTGAATGCTGCCGTGATCATAGAATGCTTCCAGCAGTTCTTCATAGCAGCAAATGTCATTCTCTTGAATGAAGTTGTAGATGCTCTCATCATTCTCAATCCAGAGCACAACGTTCCAGGTTTCGTAGTTAGTCCAACCGTTGTAGGTGCGGTCGGTGAGGTTGGTCTGGTAGGTTGCGGTTGCCATTGGTGGTTCGGGTGTGAACTGAGATCAGTATAAGGGCAGGAGTGGGGGCAGTGGGGGCAGCAGTGTGCCACCCCCTCAACTGTCCCTCAGCAGTCCCGAAACACTGCCACCTGACGGTAGGACTTCTCGCAGCAGGTGAAATCGTAACGCAGGGAGGAATCGTAGGTTGCCTGCCAATCTATCACCAGAGCACAGGGGACATCGTAGAGATCAGAGTAGAACTGCTCAGCGAAATCTGCCTCACTTTCATACCAACCTTGGAAACGCTCATCACAATCTTCAATGTCAGAAACGCACCCCATTTCATCGATCAGAGCATCAACAGCATCGTAACCGATTGCTTCACCACAACGCACATACTCCTCATAGTATGCGATAAAATCATTCTCATTGTAGGTATCAATGAACTCCAGCATGTCCTCCAGGGAGTAGTTCTCCTCCTGGAGTTCGTCGATCTTGCTTACAGTGTCAGCGGCAAGCATGTCGCGGTAGGAAGCGGTGAGAGTGACGGTCATTGGGGTTCGGGTGTGAACTGAGATCAGTATAAGGGGTCAGGGTAGGGGGGTGGAACCCCCCGTGTGCCAGTGCCTCAGGCGTCCATCCCCATCGCATCCCGCAGGATGTTGTAGGCGTTCAGGTAGTAGTCTGCGTCAGCACCCTTACCAGCAACGCGGCAATCGACTGCCAGGCAGAGCACGGCGGTGCGGATGGTGCTCCACTGTGCCTCAGTCAGGGTGATGGAGCAGAGGTCGTTGGGCAGGACGTTGGTGCGGGTCATCGGTTCGCTTGTGAACTGAGATCAGTATAAGGGGTCAGCGACGCAGGAGGTCGGCGGTAGTGGACAGTACGTCTGCTGTCACACTACGGACGGGGTACAGTGGACCCCAGAACCCCCAGAGTAGCAGCGCGGCGATTGTCAGGCGGAGCATTGTGGCGCGGTGAAACTCAGGGGATCGTGAGCGGGTCAGGGTGTTGATCATCGGTGGCGGAGGATACGTTGCAGGAGCAGGATGTGCCCTGCTCCCATAGTGTAACCGATCAGGAAGAATGCTGCGGTGATCATCAGTCGGGAATCAGGTGAGCGAACTGTGCCATGCTGCTGGGGGCGATGTGAGAGGGCGATCCGCAGGAGCGGTAGAACTCTACCATACGCTCTGCCTCTGCCAGCGTGGGGAACCACTGCGACCGCCACTCACAAGCGTTGTAGGGGGTCTGGTAACGGACTTCGATTCGCATCGGATCGGTTGCGTGTGAGAGTATTGTAGCGGGTCGGGGTGGGGGGTCTGTGCCCCCCTTGTGCCAGTGCCTCAGTCGGCATAGAGGCGCTGGAAGTCCTCGAGGAAGTCCCGTGCCTCATCACCACTCATGCGGGCGACCATCTCCTTAGCAACGGTTTCCCATGAGAAGTCATCCGCCAGATCGTAGATGGCGCTCTTTGCCTGGTTTGCGGTGAGGCGGGTTGCGGTGCTCATCGGTGTTGTGTGAACTGAGATCAGTATAAGGGGTCAGCGGGCAGCGGGCAGGAGGCATTTGGACACTTGACCAGGTGTCACAAGCACCTGCCCACCTGATGCCTGGCACTTCGCTTCGATGCGGGCATTGCCATTGCGAAGCAGAGCAAAGTAACCAGCGGTTGCCAGTGTGATGACTAGCAGGGCGATGGCGGTTGCTTTGAGGGTCTGCACGGGGTCCGTTGCTGATGAGATCAGTATAGAGGCAGCAGTGGGCAGGATGGTGGGGGTAGGGTGCCAGTTCAGAAAGTGGCACACTGGGGGTTGTATGGGGTTGCCGCGGCCTTATACTAAGGTCACAAGCGAAGGAGGGGCGGGGTAGCCCTGATGACGAAAAAGGTCGTCACGGGGGCAGCCTTGAAATAAAAAAAAAGAAAAAGTATAAAAAAAGGGAGCGTATGTGCTCCCCCTTTTGTATCATTCAGCGACCGTCAGTGTAGTCACCGATGATCATACCGTTCTGGCGAACCTGAGCGTAACCGTATTCCTCAGAGAGTGACAGGCACAGATCCCAGGCACGATCCTCATCGGTGGTAGTGTTCTCCCAAGGAGCGGAGGGGCAAATCACGTCAAGGCGTTGCATTGGTTTCGTTTGAACTGAAGTCAGTATAGGGGGTTGGTGGGGGGATCTCAGTCCCCCCTGTGCCAGTTCAGCGAGTGACCCAAAGGGCATTGGTGATAACATTGGCAGCGCCACCTAAGTTATCACGAACGATCAGACGTAGAATCTCAGCGCCACACTTCTCACCCTGCATAATGCGGATGTTTGCATTGGTGGTTGCAGGCAACGTCTCAGATGCATTAACGATCATTTCACCGATGGCAATCAGGGTAGCGGTGTTAGGCATTGGGTTCGCTTGTGAACTGAGATCAGTATAGGGGGCAGCAGTGCCCCCCTGCGGGTTCAGGTGGACGGTTCAGGCACTGGTACACTGAAAGCGTCCGCTGGTGAAGTTGTGGTAGGAGAACACTTCACGCTTCACCAGTTTGAACATACCAAACTCATTGGTCATTGTGTAACCTTCCGCATCAATTCGGTCCTGTTTGATGTATGCTGCGGGACCATTGTTGCGGCACAGGAATAGGCAATCCTCTTTGATAGATTTAACCAGTTTCCACAAACGAATCAGGTTAGGATCACATCCAAATGCATCATCTTCGATCTCACGTTGCTCACGGATGCAAGCGTTAATGGCAACTTTAATCTTTGCCGCTTCGGTGTTAGAAACGAACTGGCAGGTGGTTGCCATCTGGCGGGCAAAGTTGCACACTTCTTCTACATCAGCGAACGATTCTTGACCGTGCAGAATGTAGGCATCAGGTTTCACAAACTTGACCGTTTCAGTATCATTCCAAGTTGCACGATCAGGATACGCTACTGCCTCACGCAGATCATTCTCAGCATAATAGCAAGTATGCGGAGCGATGATAATAGTTTGAGTGACAATCTCAGGGAACTGATACGTAATCAGGTTGGAAGTGTACTCATCAGATCCACCAAACCCGATGAACTCTGCCTGATAGATTGTCTCAGTACGGGGCAGAATGTCAAAGCAAGTGTGCAGAATGTCTGCAACGTTGCCTTCATAGTGTTGGTCAATCTCATCGTGAGAGTGTGCAATACGAATCTTCTTTTTGTTGAATACTGCTTTTGTACCCACGAAGAACGTACCAGTCGCAGGATCAATCCCCCACACGATTGCGGGTGCTCCGTCAATCTTAACGCTCAGGGTGCCAGGTGTCACGAACCAGTCGAGCACGGTCAAATCACCCGTGAGGATGGTATCTTCGGGGTGCTCTTGGTGCTTGTTTTGCATCGTGGTTGTTTGCTGATGAACGTAGTATGGCACGAATGGGAAGGCAGCACAAGGGGGTGTGTGCCACTAGGTCAACTGTCACACCCCCAGCAGTTCTCTTTGCTCTGGTGTGAGAGATTCAATCAGTTCTTTACGCTTTTGTGCTTTGATTTCTTTCTCTTGTTGTTTCACAAGCATTTCATCCAAAATGTTATCCATTGTGTAGAAATCATAGTCTCCTCCATTATTCCAAGTGGATTCACCTTCGTTGTCAATGAAAATAGATTGTTTATAGTTATTGCCATCATCGTGCCAATCACAATACAGAGTGATTTTATAACCTTCATCAGTTTGACGAAAGGTTGCTCCACAAGGAGAAACTTTTTGTGCTTTGGTGAGAAAGTCCAGCAGTTCAGTTGCGGTAATCATTTCAGGCGTCAGGGTAAAGAATGTTCAGCATTTGTTGGTGAAACTTGTCTGCTTCACGAACGACCGATGATGCTTTATCTGCATCATCAATAAGATATTTTGTCATCTCCAGAGAGTGAATGACATTAGAGAGAAGGTCACTCAGTGCTTCTACTTTGTCTGTGTCAGTCATCATTAGTGCGGTTCCTTTTGCTCTGTTGATGGTTTCTCCAAGTCAGGAAATCGTGGAGTGCTTTTTGATATTCTTCTTCCGAGAAGTATGTACGGAGACCAATCGTATATGGGAAGGTACGGATTGTGGGTAGTGCTTGGATCTTTTGTTCGTTAGTCATTCTCAATCTCAGTCAAAAGGTCGGTGAAGGCATCAATCGCTGCCTGATTACAATTATCATCTTTCAATCCTTGAATGTAATACTCAAGTGCCTCAATGAGCATCATTTGCTTCACTTCGGATTCAGAAACAAAATCAGTCATCAGTCAATCAGAGCAGAGAAGAGACAAATAACAGCAAGACCACTGAGAACAACTACCAGTCCAATCGTATCAGTTTCATTAGCACGAAATGCTTCAGAATTGACTGGCGTATTCTGTGTGTGAGTTGCCATTCTTGTGGTTACGATTGCACGGGTAGATGGTGTCATTATCAACCCCCACCGTAAACGTATTCTACAATACCTGCCTCATCAAGTCCTACGCTTTCGATGATAGTAACCTTAGCATTGTTGAACTCTTTTTGTACCTTTTCATCCTTCACCCGTTCACCATTACGATCAGTGAAATACCCAAACTCTTCCATAAAGATCTGTTCACACTGAGGCATAGATTCAGCAGCGATAACTGCCATTCCGTCAGTGTAATCGTAAAGAACTTCTTTGAGGATGTAGAGTTGCATTGGTCGGGTTGTTTGCTGATGAACGTAGTATGGCACGAAGAAGGGGGGAACTCAACCCCCCGTGTTCCACTTGTCAGACTGTCACACCAGAGTCAGAGTGTCCAGATTGTTGATGCTAATGGTGTTGAACTCTTGCAGAGTCTTTACACCTTCAATGTCAAAGTACAGGTCGATTGCCTCAACAATACCATCGTATTGTGCTTGCAGAACGTGGTTAATCTTGGTACGCTCTTTGGCACTCACGACATCATCGAAACCCTGAACTTCACCCGCTTTGTTGAAACGTGGTGCCACACGGGGAAGAACACTCACGAACAGCACTTTTTCCATCTCAATGTCAGGAGCGAACATCAAACGTGCTGCTTCACCTACACTAGTGTTAGCGTAGTTTTTGATGTTTTTGTTAATGTTGCTGTTGAGTGCTTTGCCAAGAATAGCAACCTTAAGTTCACCATTACTAAACCCAGCAATGTCAATGTCAAATGTACCACCAAAACCATCTACGGGAAGTTGATACTCAAACTTCCAATCATACTCTGCCCACGAAGGATTTGCGTTCAGAATCTCATCCAGCAGAACTTTATGAAACTCATCAGTACGCTTGGAAGAACGAACGTTCTGGAAGGAAGTCTCGAGGAAGGTTTCCATTGGTGTTTTGTGTGAACGAATGTAGTATAGGGGGTGAGGGTGCCGTGTGGGCACCCGATGTGCCAGTTCGTCAGGCGAACACGAATCCGTTGGTGAACTCGAGTTCGTTGAACACAGGAGAAGTTCCTGCCTGCCCGATGAACTTATGAACGAACCAATTCCAGTTGCGCTGGAATACACATTCGCCCTTGATTCCGTGATCTTGAAGAATAGCGTTCAGGCGGGATTTGGTGGTGTTAGACTGCCAACCACCATCAAAGATTTGCACGAAGTCATCACCGATGGTAGCAATGTGGTTGCCATGCAGGAACACTTTCGACTCATTGGTTTCAGAGTCAAAAGTAACTTCAGTGTTGCCAGACTTCCAATCGCGGGAGTCACGAATGGCGGCGTTCATTTGCTGTTCGATCTTACGCATTGGGGTCGGTTGCGTTGACTTGAGTAGTATGGACCAGATCAGGGGGCATTGCAACCCCCCTTGTGCCACTTAGTCGACTGTCACACCATCCAGCAGTTCAGGATAGTATTGATTAACCTCTTCGGTCAATTCTTCATCAGAATACTTTGCATAACCCTCATCCAGATAATCATAACAAAGTTGGGTCATTGTTTTGAGATCCATGTCATCCAACATCTGCTGAATGAGTTGATCCTGGAGTTCAGTGCGGTTCATCATCAGTTAGCGTAGAGTGGGAGTTTCTTACGAAGGCGGATTGCATCATCAATCATCTCACCTACCTGTTCGTAAATGTAAGATGATCCACCTACATCACAGAGCACATCTTCTGTGAAGACAGTAGGAAAATACTTGTCCTCATTGTCATCTACATCATACTCAAACACATCTTCTTTGGTGAATACAAATGCAGCACAGGGAGCGTTCTCACCTTGACTCTCAATCATTGAATTGATAGAGTCACGAAGTTCAGAAAGTGTGCGGTACATCAGACCTCATCACGCATTTCGGACAGTTTCTCATAGAGGGCAGGAACATCTGCCCCCACGATCTCACTCACTTCATCCCAATCATCGTGAAACTCAATCAATGCCAGAATGGCATCCAGTTCTTCAAATGTCAACGAAGTGGTGGTCATTTCAGTAATCAATGTTGGAGAGAATGTACTCATTGTAATCGAACTTGTCATCATCCAGATCACGAAGTTCGGGAATGTCAAAGATCTCACCAGGAGCATCTTGAATCTCCTGCCACATCTCATCAAACATTGGTGAATCCCTCAGGAACGAATGTAATGTAGAACGGATGAGGGCACTTGTAAAGTGCCCGTGTGCCACTTCTAGATCTGGCACATCTCCACCAGGCGGTTACGAATGTCAAACAATTCCATCTGATCCATGTCTGCTGAATCTAAATCAACGGGTGCAAATTCTTCTAGATTAATACTACCGTTCTGGTAGATTGGAGCATAATACAACTCATCCCCATCTTCCTGCGACAGAGTGTATACACAACCGTGATCGGGGTAAGTGATGAAAATCATCGGGGTTTTGTGTTGAACGAAACCAACATAAACCCCGATCAGGGTGCTTTGGGGCAACATTGTGCCACTAGAAGAACTGGCACAAGACCCCTTGCAATTGGGGTCGGCCGCCTGCTATCTTATAAGAAATTCAATGAGGGGAAGGGTATCCCTGCCGACGAAAATACATCGCCACTCCCCCTGCCTTGAAATATTATGAAATATTAGAATTCTCAATAAGGGGTTGCTTATTGAGAATGAAGTACTGTGCCAATATTTAAACTGGCACACTACCAATCGATATCGTGCTCCTGGATCTTACAATGGACATCCTCATTGGGTTCGAGATCTAATACATCTCGCCAGTTAATATTGTCTAGATCCAGGTCATCATAACACATGATGTCGAGTGTGACTGTGACTAGGCGCTTCTGTGCTAACATACGTGTCTAGTGCGATGTGTCTAGATTATATCATGCATAATGACGATACGCAAGATCGTTATAATCTTGTGTATCTCGTGCATAATCCTCGTCGAGATCCGTTATACCATACTCGTGGTATGTGTCCTCGTCGAGATCTACATAATCGTTACTATACGTATAGTCGAGATCGTAATCGTCGTACATAAGCTCGTCGAGATTGTGTGAACGCTTTCGTATTATACCATAAAACTCGACAAGATACAATCTAGTCTAGATGTGTGTCTCGTCGAGAATCATACCAATATATATGTACTCTCGTCGAGAATTATGTGCATCTCGTAACATAAGGTCTCGTCGAGATCTCATAAGTCTAGTATGGATCTCGTCGAGTTTTTGTGTGGGTCTCGTGGCATTTTCGCGGGCGGTGGACTTGACAAACTGCGTGTCTTATGCTACGCTGGCAAAGGCTGCAACAAGACTCAGCATTTTCTTATTATTCTCAATAAAACCTGTTATTTATTATCAATTACAAAACCTTATTGAGAATTACAAAATATTTAATCACAAATTAACCAAAATAATAATATAAAATAACATAAAGAATATATAAAATATTAAAAGTGTTATCTAAAATATAAATGTCCCAAGGAATCATCTATCTCATCGTCAATAAACAGAACGGACACAAATATGTTGGACAGACCACCCAAGGTATGAATAAAAGGTGGCAACAACACATACAAGAAGCATTAAGAATGAGTGATAAACCATTACATCGTGCTATGCGTAAGTATGGTAATCACAACTTCATGATTAAAGAAATAGATGAATGTGATGAAAGTTTATTAGATGAAAAAGAACAATACTGGATAGAAAAATACAATACCTTTGAAAGTGCAGAAGGTTATAATGCAACAAGCGGTGGAAGTCGTCCAGTATTCAGTAATGAAACAAAACAAAAATTAAGTGAAATAGCATCTAATAGAGAAAGAACAGATGAAGAGGTTAATAATATAAAAACTACTTTAACCGAAAAAGCGAAATATCAACCATGGGGATTCTTAACAGATGAAAATAGAGGTAACGGTAAGCACTGTGGTATAAAGATACAAGGACTGAATATAGAAACTGGTGAAATCAGAGAATGGGATAATGCTCGTGATGCAGCAGAAGAAGTTGCTGGTGACCGTAATAAAAATAGCAATATCCTTTTATCTGCTCGTAAGGGATATAAGTGTTATGGTTACAGATGGAAATTACTTGAAACTAAAAGTAAGAAAAAAGCAGTTAAAGCTATCAATAAAGTAACTTGGGAAGAATATCACTTTGAGAGTATTGCTGATGCTATTAGAAAAGTTGGTGGTAATAGTAGAGGAACTGGTCTTACAAAAGCATTAAAAAGTAAAGGTCGCTATACCTGGAAAGGTTTTATTTGGTTTTATCTTTAGTAGGTTGAGTATAAGGTACTTTACCTGTCTCTTGATACATCACCATATCATACTTGAACTTACACTCTAATTGCTTTTGATTACACAGTTTCAAAGTATCATTAATGATTGACTCTCTGTATACATTTGATCCTAACGCAAACGATACAATACTGATTAGGATTAATGAAGGATAGTAGATAACTCTATTCTTCATTGAAACAGTGGTACGATCTCTGAGTTCAGGTAACCTTGTTTCTTCACGTGTTGTTCCCATAATGTAGCATCCTCAATGTTATAGAAAATTGCTTCTTGTTTCGCTTTCTTGTTGTCCTTCTTCAATTTGTAGTATACAACCTGGTATTTCATTTTGATTGTCATTCCAATGTCGAATTACGCCTGCAACAATGAATACGTTAGTAATGAGATAAGTGAGAAATATAACAGTGCGTATATGAGCAATGTGATCTGATTCTCTGTCATCTTTACTTGCCTTTTCACCGATTGCCTTTGCCCATAAACGCCATACTGTTTTCCTATGCTTCATAACTCTTTGGGAATAATGGACTCTGAATACTTATCAGTACGATACCCAATCTGATTCAACTCTTTCCATTGTTCCTGATAACAAATAACCAAAAGACGATGATTCTTGTGCAATGAACAATGTTCGATGTTAATTGGATCTTTGGGCACTACCATTGTCTCAATCGTAATATACTCTTGATCCACGAAGTAAACCCAACCCTCAACACCCTTTGTCCACTTGACATAATCATTCAGTCTTGGTTTATACATACGCAAGTTCTAATGGTGTACGTTTGATAATCATTGCAGAGTAAGGAGTTGTTTGTTCGATCTTTACTTGATCACCGACTGTCTTGGCGTTGATAGGAGAGTGGTAGCACTTTGTCTTTGTGTTGTAGAATCCCCAGATACTACGAGTGATGCCACCACCATTGTAAACAAACCTGTAATGATTATGAATCCACACTGCAATAACATGAGTTTTGAACTGAACGAATTCATAAGAATAACCTTGTGGTGCAGTGTGTGGAAATTCAATTGTCACTGGGAATGAAGTTTTGTGGTTGGGGATTTGGAACTGCTCTCAGTGTATTCGGATTATAACCGTCTGCAATCAGTTGATCAAGAACTTCTTTCGTTCTTTCCTTTGTCATATCAACATACTTCTCATCAACCAGTTCCCAACCAGTTGTACACAGTTCTTCAATGCGATAGAGTCTTTCCATAGTTAATCAGGTCGTAAATGCGTCAATGATACCAGACTGATAATCATCTACCAGTTGAAACTTCTGTGCCTTGACGACATTGGGCATAATCAGATTCGTATAACGATCATCGAATCCTTCCTCATTAGAAAGCAATTCAAATGCCTCTGTATCATTCTCGGCAATCAGAGAAACTACACCACCGTATTCAGAAGAAGGAAACGGCACCCAGTAGTCAACGATATAAAGTGATTTCATTTCTTTTGGTAAATTACTCCTTAATTTTAGATGAATGAGTTAGGTTTGTCAACTGTCTTTGTAGTTCAACCTGCACTGAAATGAGATGTCCATAAAGAAACTTTTGATACTCATTTCCTTCAATCAGATTGGTCAGATTCTCAATCTGCATCAGTGCAAGAATCAGTTTCATTTCATCAGTCATAGAAACTCCTGCATATAATAATCAACCGTCACTTCTAACTCTGCCGCTTTTTGCTCATAGAAGTGATCCGTATACTGTCGGGCAGCAGTCCAGGCAGAATGATTGAACTCTTCAACCTCTACATGTTTGGTGAAATCTTCAAAAGCATTCATAAACTGTCGAATGTCTTCGTCGTTCATTTGGAATAAATGCACTGTGGATTGTGTGGTTGTTGAGCACAGATTTGATCATATGCCCGAAACAGTTCTGCATCACGTCGGGCAATCATTCCATTCCACATCAGAATGGCAATGACACCCAGAAACCAGTAGGACGTTTTCATTGTTGTGCTACAAGTTCGACAACACGCTTTTCACCAGGAAGACTTTGCAGACGATCATACATTCGCTGAAACTGCACTCCCATTTGCATATAGTAAGCGGAGAGTCCCTTGTCTTCTGCATCATAGAGAGCATCCTCTTTCTCTTCAAGAAGAGCAATCAGATCCAGCAGTTGCCCAGACGTGAATGAAATGGGTTTCATCAGGTGTTCCCTTGACTACCTTTGTAGTATAGGTCAGAACGACGGCACCACATCGTACCGTAGACCAGTTTCGGAAGTGTCCATCTGCTCCCAGAGATCGTGAAGTTTTGCATACAGTGCAGGTACACTTCCATATTCACGTGCAATTCTATTTTCCTCACGTAGATTCAGTTCTTGTAGTGCAGATAAAATCACACCGATTTCATGAACATTTAAACTTACATTAACTTCTTTCATTTGTTTCAGTCCCAACTTACATTTTGTACAAAAAATCCTGGCATTACATTTGACCAGTTACCAAGTTCACCAACCTCACCAAGTTTATATTCCCACTTATAGGCAAACTGATTATGACTATCCCAAGTCATAAATCCTTTCTCCTTATCAAACCACGATTTGATTGTCAGACCAAATCGATTGGAGAAGATATTACGAGTGCGAAGAAATCCACCCTTGTTGCGAGTTTCAATCACCACACACAGATCAGTCATTGGTTCACCATCATTCATCAATGCACAAGAGGTTTCATAACGAAATGGTCGATAGGTCGATTCTGTCTGTGCATAGACAGGAGACGACAGCATCAGTGTGGCAAGAAGAATTAGTTTTTTCATCCGATCACTCTCCAACAAACAGTAGCGTTACCTTTTGACGTAGAAGAAATATGAGCAAATGCTGCATAAGAAAGATCTAGGTCTGCATGTGAATAAGGACCACGATCATTGACTCTTACGATCACCTGCTTACCGTTATCCTGATTGGTTACCCGTATGCGTGAACCCATAGGAAGATAAGGGTGAGCTGCAGTCCAACGATAAGCATCAAACCGCTCACCATTTGCCGTAACTTGTCCATGAAATCCGTCACCAATTCCGTAGTATGTAGCAACACCACATGCAAGACCAGCAATTAGAGTTTCAATCATTCAAAGTCACCAGCAGCAGGATAGTTATTTGAATTATTCAGATGAGGATTCTTCATCTCCCAAACATAACGACTCAATGATTGAATGGCACTCATCGAATCGCTTTCAAGTTGTGTAAATTGATATTGAAGTGAGAGCATCTGTCGGTAAAGATTCAGACACATTAACGTATTGATAACAACTCCACCGACCAGAACATACTTAATGATTTTGTTTTGCTTTTCAGTCATCATTTCAGTTCGATCCTATCAAAGATTAGCATACCCAGTTCAAAAAGTAAATCTTCATCCATATCACCCATCGTATTACGAATACCTTCAATTACTGCCGTTTGCATATACTCAACATAACCTTCATCTTCATGAATGTAATCAATTACTACTGGTTTGAGTGCATCTGCAATTTTAGAAACAGATTGTGTGGAGAGTTGCATGATTCAAACAGGAGTGACTTCAACAGAGCGAATGAGATTAGTACGATCTTGTGCCAGATAATCATCTGCAATCTTACCACAAGAAGAACGGGACTGAATGATCTTCTCTTCAAAGAGATTCTCATCCTCATCAGGAACCCAATACTCAATCAGCATTCGGTAGGTCTTCATCGGTGGAGTGCCTCGATTACCTTCTTATTATAGGGGCAGCACTGCCTCACTTGGACTGCGTTGTGCCAGTTTGGAAGCTGGCACATCCAGTTTCTCCATAATGATTTGTTTTGGTAGAAAGTTCCAGCAGTAGTAACTACTACTGAACGTGATCTTATCATTCGGGCGTCCATCAGGACTATGAAACTTCATTCGCTTATCAAACATCAACAGTTGTAGATCCTTATCCTTGAATAATTGCTTAGGAGCACTATCATTCAACCAGGTGTTAGTCATAATCAGGGCAAATGGTTTGTTGAAAGACAGTGCCCGCTCAAAGAACTTCCGCTTGTTTGTGAATGGTGGATTAGATACAATCACATCCCACTCAAAGTCGGGAATGTAAGTAAGAAAATCTTGACCAGTTGAAATGTGTGTGGAGACGACTAGATTTTGTGCTCCAATCTGCTTGACAAACTCACTCTCTTTGGTATCAAATGGACACCACACCTTTGCATCTTTGGGGATGTATTTGAGAATAGGAGTTACACCATATGCAGGGGTATATGCTTCATCTCCACCACCACTAGAATATGCTACTTTTCTGGAATCAATCATAACTCAACCAATGATACATTTGCCAACTGCATAGATCTCCTTTTTAGAGATAGTAATGCCAATGCGAGGATCTTTTGCATTGCCATTCTTTTTCTGAGGATACTGTTTCTTTGCTTTGGGAAGAATAATAGCAAGAACATCGTTACAATCTAACTTCCACACTTCCACAATCTTACCACCTTCATAACGTGCATAATAGTGGTTCTTGTACTTACCAATCTTATCTTCAATCAGATAACGCTCTTGTTCTTCCCAAGTGTTTTGAACACTAATACCATTATAAGTTGCATTGATAGAATTTGCAATAGTAGACTTATACTCTGCACCACCATCTTCATCATAAGCATCGGCACCACTATAATCTTCCGCAATGCGATGACCCAACACTCCCGCCATATGAATCTCACGGGAACGTGCATAACTGAAAGGATCACCCCAACCCTGTTCTTCACAGAGTTGATACATCTCCTCATAGAGTGCCTGATAGCGTTCTTCGGGAGTCATTTCAGTTTCCTTGATTGTCCTCGTATTATACGGCAGAGCACAAGCGGTTACCAAAGAACTGTGCCACTTGTGGAACCGTCCACCCATTTTTATCAAATAAGTACTCCAGATATAGCGTTTCTTCTTGTTCTCTTGCCTCTATTTCGTGTGGTTGATACCAATACTCATAATCTTCGACACTTTCTTTTCCATAACACATTTTTCCACGACGCAACCGCAGTGAACCGACCACCCACTGACGCAGATGGGTCAGTTCGTGCAAAAGAGTTTTTATATACAACTCCTCCTCCATATGAGTATGAAGTTCAATCAAAAACATTCTTGGACGCCTGTAATCATCAATAAAATCACAATACCCATAAACTCCCTCTCTTACCAGACCACGATGTAGAATCTCTACATCAATCTTATGACGTGGAAGAAACTTATTCAGAAACCAAGTGGTAACATCCTCACAGAGGAGTTTGCGATAACCATATCCAGAAGTTGTGATGTAAGACATTGCCCCCAGTGAAGAAACCAAACAAAAGAACCAAGAAAAATCAGTTTGTCAGTCTTCGTCATCAGTAAATTGCATTAGAACATAATTAAAGGCGACTGCGCCAAGCATAGCAACAAACCACCAGAAGAAGATCATCAACATAATTCACTTTGCGTAAAGATAAGCACCTGCCCAGTCTGCATTTTCAAGCAACCATTCACGATCACTGATCAGGCGAAGATCGTAACGAACACCTTTGGCAGGAGCACGAAACGACGCTGCTTTATAAATCTCTCCAGTTTTCTTGTCTACAAAGCAACTAACACTGCGGGAACCATTGGCAACCATAATGATCTTGTGATACTTGCGACCAGTCTCAGGGTAGAACTCATAACCACAAATACCCTCTTTCAATTTAGCAATCTGCTTTTGATGGTATTCGTGAGTATCAATATCATCCACAAACTTTTGATGAGACTTGATGCTGTAATCAATGAAGTTCTGACGAAGTGCCTCACAGAGAGCGTAGGTGTGCCCCAGAACTGCCTCTGCGATGTTCTTCCGTGCCTCTGCTTGGGCGGAGTAGTCAGCGAAGGTGGTAGTCATTGCTTGGTTGCGTATGAACGTATTATAGGGGCACAGAAGCGCCCCTAAGGTAGTCAGTATGCCAGTTCCTCATCTGGCACCCAATAGTCGTCAGAACCCATATATCCCATCCAATCTGATGGTTCTGATCCGTAGATTTCAATTTCCCGCAGTTCATCCAACATTTCAGAGAGATCCATGAGAGTTCCTCAACTACCTTGTCATTATAGCAAAAAACCCGCCTTGTGTGGCGGGTCTTGTGCCAGTTATTCAAGTGTCACTTATTGCAACCTTATTCTTTTGGATGTATCTATATTTCTTGTTTTTTGATATCTTGTTAAAGGTCCAGAAGTTGTAATATGTCCAGTTTCAAGGCACATCCATTTTTGAGAATTTAAGTTTAATGCTGTTACTCTCCCTCCTTTTCTTTCTGCTTCTTTTTTATCAGAAGAATCCATTCCAAAAATTCCAACTCTTTTTTCAAAACAAACTTTTCCAGATATTTTACCAGATTGTGATGAATTAAATGACCTTTCTTCTGGAGTTAATGCAAATATTCCAATTCTGCCCTCTTCATTCTTTTTAGCAATTTTTCTTCGTTCTTCTGTAGTCATAGAATATATTCCTACACCAAGTTCTTTTGTTTTTCTACCATTTGCACTTCTTTGTTCTCTTGTAAATCCACAAATACCTACACCGAGTTCTTTTGCCTTATTTCCACCTTTCTTTCCACTTTCTTTCAATATTTTAGTTGAATAAGTTCCTCCACACATTTCATTTAAACACCAAATATCATTAAGAACTGGTTTGATTAATCTATTCTCTACTCTTCTACATTCTTCATATCCATCATCAGTATAATCAAATACTTCTAATATTTGTTTCTTCGGCGTATAAAGTTCCCAACACCATTTATTTACTTTTGGAGAACCCCAGTATGGTTGATTATAATATCTTTCCTTTTTACTTCCGTAGTAATAGTAAGGAACCTCTTCAAAGGTAATCTTATATGTATAAATGCGTGGTTGCATAGTTCTACTCTTAAGATAGTCGCAAAAAATATTTATACAAGAAAAGGGGCATTTCTACCCCTCTTCCTACCTTAAATGTGCGACCATCTCAAGGTATTATTATTTAGTTGGTTCTGTCAAAACAGGAACACCCGCTTGATTAGGAGCAACAAAGTAAATCTTATTGCCTTTTTCTGCACCCTCTTGAATATTTTGAATCTGAAGGAAAGTCAGGTATTCAGGATTATTCTTCAGACTTGCTCCAATAATCTTATTAGACTCGGCAAGTGCTTGTGCCTCAATAATACGAACTTGCTTCAACTTTTCAGCAGAATCAAGTTTTGCTTGTGCTTCTAATACAGAAACTTTTCTGGTATATTCTGCTTCTAAAAGTTGACCCTTACCATTTAAGGTTTTGGTATAAACACCGTATTGTGGGAGACCAAAAGCAAGACCACCAATCACAACCACACCGACAGCAATAGCGACCACTGCGGGGTCAGCAAATCCGTTTTGTTGTTTCATAATCACTTAGAAGATACGTTAGTTCGGAAAGAGTTAGCAAGCAGAATAATAAGGAAGTTCTGCCAGAATGTCAGGGTCACATTAAACCAAGACAGAATAATGCCAAGCACCCATGTTTGTAGGAATACACTGGCAACGGCAATCACAAGAATGCCAAATCCAATACCAAGAGCAGTAGAAGTTTTCATAGATCAAACAGCAAGAGCAGCGGAAGGAATTTCAACGATTTCGGGAAGTTTGCTTTCCACATAGCAGTTCATATTGTAGCACACCCATTCACCATTGCGGAAGACATAGTGATACTCTTCACCATTAGCAGGCAGAAGATACTCACAGAGGTCGGCATCGTGGCGGGGAGGGCAATCTTCACCACGCTGAGAATAGTATTGAGGACCGTATTCTTGTGCCTTAGTCTCACTGTTCCAACGATCCTCAGTCCAAGGAGAACTCATATCACCACCGTCAATCAGTTCTGCTACTTTCTCTTTGGTGTTATAGTGAGTGCGAAGAATGCGTCCCATCCACTCAGGATAACCATCCCAATGAGAATAAGCAGAAAGAATAGAACCATCAGCGAGTTCGATACCAATGCGGGAGCGGGTTGCCATTGGGGCGTTTGTTGATTACCCATATATTATAAGGGGCACCCCAGCGAACCAGGATGCCCCTTGTGCCACTTTTTAGACTGTCACTCAGTCCATTGTGAAATTTTTCTTTGTAGTCTTAACTTCTGCCTTTGGTTTCAACTCTACAACATTATTAACCTTTACAGGTTCTGGTGCTGGTGTTGGTTCTGGTGCAGGAGTTGGTTCTTGAAGTAGATCAGTGAATCTAGACATTTTTATATGTAATAACTAAAATTATTTATTTTTCAGTCTTCGTAAACTCTACATTCAAGTGCATTTGGGTTTGCATCACAGTACAATTCCAATGCTGTGGGATCGTGAGTATCTTCTGGGTGATTTGCTTTGTATGCTTTCAACGCCTCCAATTCTTCCTCAGTGTGTCTTCTTGACTGTGGAGAAATCAAAGGATCACTCAGAAGATCTTCATCCTTCTGAATATGTTGGTCGATGTTATCCATAGTTTTGTAGCGTGATGATATATTTATTTTTTTCATTCACTCAAAGGATTACCACGCCAATTTTTAGGTGGCGGTGGATCACATTTACCTTCAAGTGTACGAACCATTAATTCTGCAAACTTTTCCATTTTTTCAGCAGAAACTGTTTGTGGAGCGTAACTAATCGCATCTTTTAGTGCTACAAGTTCATTCCACTCTTCTTCCGTAAGAGTTTCGGTGCTTGTTTTCGGCAAAGTCATTTGTTTTTTTGCGATGTGTCCCAATGTTAGCATTTCAATATACTACTATCTAGAAACTTAATGTTTTCTTCGGGATCACGTTACACTACTTAACAAAATCATCAAGAGCATCTAAATCATCTTTGAGTTCTTGTTCTTTCTTTTGATCATTATAATAAGACCACAAAGCATTGTGAACATCCATCAAGTGATCAACCCAAAAACCAGCAGGATAAATTCCTAATGCAGATTGTAGTCCACGATGAGAAGTTCCCTCACTTTCTGCTTTGCACATAATATGAGTGATTGCCTCTACCATGTCAATCCTATCTTTTTCAGATAGCATAAAGTATTTTCCTATTGCTCGTTCTTTTGCTTCTTGATTTGCTCTCTGCATTTCTTTGAAAGCATCAGAGTCCCACCAGTCTTTTAGTGATTTATCAAAATCATTAGGTTGTTGTTCAGTCATTTAACTTCTGTAAAATCTATGCGATACAGTTTAGAAGATGGAGATCTATAAAACAATTGATTTGATGGTTTATCATATCCAATGTTTTCTGGATCCAAAGCATTTAGAAACTCTTTAAGAGATTTAGTTTCTTTTTCTCTCCTAAAAAACCAAACAGTGAATACATCACTTTCATCTTCTGGTAGAAAGTCAAGTCCGTTACTTTTTTTTAAAGTAAACTTACCATCAAAGTCTTTTGGTGTTGCCATCAACCCATATCTTGAAAAAAGTTTCCAAACATACCAGAGTCGCCAGGTTTACGATTTTCTAGTTTATCCAGAAGTGCATCTGTTGACATCAGAGTATCGATACGAGAAATCATATCGGCAACAACACTACAAACCATTGGTCGTTCTTGACGTGCGGCATATGCAAGTGCGTTACGCAAACTTGCTTCTGCTTCTTTCAAACTTTGTTCAACTGATTCACTTAATGCCATTTAATCTGTCCTCACATTTAGTATAAAAAGTTCCGTTTACATAACAGGATTTGCCTGGTTCATAATATCTTATCACAGGCGTTTGTATTCTTGGATATTCTATCACATTTTTTACATGACAGAATATATTATAACCACAGATAAGAGTTTCTACCATTATTTGGTAACTTTGCGTAGTGTATATGATCCATCTTTATTGTCAATCCATTGCACTTCATCACCTTCATGGATTCCAGAAATTTGCTGCAAATCATCTGGAAAGGTTATAAAATACTCACCACTTGGACCATCAAGTTCAACAGGAAGAACCCATTTCTTTTTGTTGTCATAATATTCTGCCTCACGCAGATTATATTCTTGACACTGCTGCTTTTCTTCGTCCGATGCTGCTTTGTCGCACATCGCATTCAGTTCTTCTTCGGTATAACGAAGTGCTTCCAAATCACTGTGACCCCAAGGTGGCATAGATGGTTCATAGTATTCTCTTTCTTTCATAACATCTTCATAGGATTGACCATTTCCATTCAGAAGAGAAAGAAGTTCATAACAACGTGATGTGTGGTGTTTGAAAGTATAATATTCTTCTTGAACTACTTCTTTAATAACATCAAAGATTTCTTGTGGGGATGCCTCGCTAGTAGAAACAGCATCTTGCATCCAAGTTTTCAAGTTTTCAAGAGAATACTTTTTATAGTCAAAGGTCATTGATGTAGTCTTTGATTGCGTCCTCCATAATAACCTGGATTTCTTTGGAAGTCAACCCATTTAACCATTCCCACTTTGGGTCTTTTGGATCCCAGTCCATCGTGAATGATCCATCCTCATTCTGTGTTATTTTAAGCGTGTCTTCCATCAATCTCTTGGTTTTGGTTTAGAACAATCGTGACAGTAATACGAATATCCATCACGGAAATACTTTACAACATCATAATGATCTTTATCAAGTGGTTTTTCTACACCACACTTATCACAAATCCTTGTCTTTTTTGATGGACTTTCGAATTCTTTTGAGTTCTTTGAGTTCCATCTTAATATTTTTGTAAGCAGTTTCAGCATCAAACTTTCCCCCCATTTCCATTGCTATGATAACATCTACTCTTGTTCCAAAATGTGCAAGTGCTTTTTCAAAGTCATCTAGTTCATACATCGTAATCAATCCTACAATGCTCGGCAAGAATATCTATGCGAGCATCAAGAGAATTTTCCATACGATAGAGTTCGTTTGTAGTTTCTACATTTTCCTCTTCTAACTTAATGATACGATTTTCTAGTTCAATAAGTTTAGAATATACATCATCAATTTCTAGGATTGGTTCGATTGATGGAGAAAGAAACCATTCAATGAATTTTTTCATAAAACACCGACTTCTTTCAAATAGTTACGATAAGCAGCATATCTTTGCCACTTTGGTTGATTGGGAACATTCAATTGATGACAAATTTCACAGTAACACAACCACTCATACCAAGGAGTAGTAGGATCTAAAACGTGATATGGATAATCAGAGTTTTCCACCTACTTGACCTTCATAAGTTTTAGTTTCAGGCCAACCCTCTTGGAGTCCTTTTAAGTAAAATCGTGTTGCTCTCACACATTCCTCTTCGGTCAAAGATGTGATCAGTCCTTTACCTTCAAGATCGGTTGAATCCCAAAGACCATATCTTTTTTGCTCCACATAGAAGCATTCGTCAATTAGTTTCTTTTCGCTCATTTACTTGCTTTACAGTTTCATGAAGTTGTTTCAGTGCCTCAATAGTTTCAGGAGTTTCTTCCCATTCCCAGGAATTTCCATTCTTGTCGATAAAAGTTCTAGTTGTCATACTTATAACTCAATTGAATGTCTTTCTTTTTAAGGTTGTAGCGTTCAATGTGTTTCTTGCGATGTTCTTCAGTTTGAAAGTAACATTTGCGTGTTTCTTTTCCATCTTTATGGATCAACTTCCAGGGAAACTGATCAAAAGGAAATTCTTCGGTGTAATCCATCACTTAAACTCATCAATTACGTAGTTGTACGGGATCATTGCCCGTAACTTATCCAGTATAGCACCATACTCCTTGAAACGTCTATCCCCTGCAATAAAGCACCTCTGCCGCCTCCAAGAGGCATCAATGAGAAGTTCAATCTCTTCGTTTGAAAATTGCATTTTAAGTCACTTGTTCTTGTTTTTGTGTGTATACTACATTAAATAGTTCGTCAAGTATTTCACCACATTCATGATATTCTTTACTATCTAGAATAGTCTTTTCAAACTGATATCGACGAACAGCAGTAAAGATTAGTTTATATTGTTCAGGGGTAAAGTTCATTCTGTTCCTCCATAAAGTCGTTGTCCATCATTATATCCCACATCATATGCAGCCTGCAACCACTTGATAATCTTTTTATAATCTCCTGTCTTCGCTGCATAGTCAAAGTCATCATAAAATCTTTCAGAACGAAAAGAGTATCCTTCTAGTTCATCAAACCAACTTTCAAATCCAGTGTCAGTCATAGAGATTTTGTTCTTGTTGTAGTCTATCTAAGTAATGATAGATAGTTTCTTGCGAATACTTAAACTCTTTGAAACGAAGAGGGTTGTTCCTTTGCATTTTAGTGAGCATATTAATCCAGTCATAGCGTTTGTCTACAACCCAACCATAACGTTGCTCATCGTGCATAATATCGTAGATAGAAATCATTGGAATCCCTTCCTTTTCCTTTTCTTTTGGGGAATGTCAAGAACTTCAACGTGACTTAAAAACTGTGCTGGTGTTTGAAACCAATGGGCTTGTACATCCATATAATCATCTAGAATGACTGACTGACCATTAGTATACACCAACTTATAATGATGGCGATCATACAGTTTGTCACAAGTTTGTTGAAAGAGTTCAGGTAGTTCAGTAGTCACGGTAGTTCATCCTCCAAATAACGAATTCTTCGCCCAATCTGTTCAATATCATCATCGTGTCGTTCTACAACTTCTTCTAGTTTGGATTGAGCACGATTTAACCAAGTTTTGCGGTATTGTTTTTCAAACCACCAAGATGTTTTAGTTTCAAACATTTTAATCATCCCAAGGTGCTTTACGACTTAATAATCTAGCAATCTTTTCGTTATATTCTGGTGGTTTATTGATTGCTTCTATAAGAGCATCATATGCTTCTTTACTTACATACATCTTTGTGGGTTTTATACCAAGATGTTTGAGACATTTTCTTTCATATCTCCACTCTTGAAACTTATACCATAATGGCAGTAGAAAGTTCATTTTTGTTTTTATCTATGAAAGTATCATAACACAGGCAGAACACATAATCAAGTGATATGTTCCAGTATGCGAACCGTCTATCCCTTATGATATTCTTTTTCTTTTAGATGTATCTATTCCTCTTGCTCTTTGATATCTTGAGAGATTTCCAGCATTAGTTACAAATCCAGTTTCAGTACATATCCATCTTTGCAAATTTGTTTTTGTAGTAGTTTTACTCCTTTGTTCTAAAGAAATACCACATATTCCAGTTCCATTTTCTTTATTTTTTAATCCACCCTTTTTACCAGCAGCACCTTTTTCTTCTTTAGTTAGTGCGTGAATACCTATACCCATTTCATAATTTCTTTTTCCATCTTCTCTCATTTTTTCCTTTGTGCGACCACAAAAACCAGTAAGATTTTCTTTATTTTTTAATCCACCTTTTTTAGCATATTCTATTGCTTGTTTTCTTGGAACATAAAATTTTGTGGAGGTTTGGTATGCTTTATTAACAAAATGTGGATTTTCAACTACCTTATAATAATGTTGCAAAATAATTTCATCAGCATATGCTTCCTCTCTTGTGGAATAACCACTTTTGAGTATTATTTTGTGTGTTGGTTTGAATGTTTTATCTTTGAAGGAACCAAAATACTTTACATCTTCTTCAGGTAAGCAGCAACATAATCTACTTCCTATATAACCTCTACCCCATTCTTCATAAGAATAATAGGTATAGTAATACTCCTTGGGAGTTTCCATAGTTCTACTCTAATTTGGTGGTTATTAGTATTTATACAGGAAAAGCACCCGAAGGTGCTTTATCCCAACCTAAAAAGAACCACCAAATTAGGTATTTTTATTTATTCATAAATCCCATACAACATTTTCCTTTGTTTACTTAATACAGATGGATTAAATGGGTCATCATAATCATAAATTTCCATCTGCATCCATCCATAAGAAAGTGCCTCCCAGAAGTCATCAGGGAAGTGCTCTATAGTATCATAACTATCCAAAGCATACCAGAAGTTATGAAAACCATCAAGGAAGAGTTCAAGTTTTGTTGGATTTTCAAACCTCACGGCGTTTCATCACTCCAATAGTATCTCAGTTTATCACCATCTGCGGAAATATTCAAGTGATAGATTTTACCATCATCATCATAAACCCCAATCCAAAGTGTACGTTCATTCATACTTTCAAGATGAAACATTTGAATGTCTTGAAGTACAATTTCATCTGGATTTTCAGTAAAACGACTCATTTCAAAACCTCATCTGCTTTCAAATATCCGTGAAGTTCTTCATTCATTAGTCCCATTACATAACCTTCAAAGTCAGTATTGTCACTCTCATAAACACAGAATCCACCACTATTGTCACTTTCTGTATAGTTATCTAAGTAATCGGAAAAGGTCAGGAAGATTGCCATAGCACGGGATTTATCGTGTTCTGTGATAGTCTTATGAGGATGTGCTACAATTTTAGTGATACATTCAAACAACTCTTCACGAGTATATGAGAATGCTTTTGCTTCTTCGTTGAGTTTGTAAGTCATGAAAAGTTATAGTGAACACGGGTGTAGAAGTCTTTAAAGCAACTTCTATTGAGTAGCTTCATCATCGCAGGAGGAATGTAGTATGAATATTCACCGAAGAAATCTTCTTTACTGAGGAATCTGAGACCATGAAGATACCAAGTGCCAAACTGCTCGTGGAATGCTCTAACAGCACGATATTGCTGTGTAGTACAAGCAACATACTTATTGGTAGATGTTTCAAAATCTTCAGGATGACCAGGATTTGCCTGTGTCATCATAACACAAACGGTTTGACCTTCACCAGTTCCGAAGTATTCAGAAACCATATAAACCCAGTGTTCATCTACTGGAAATACGTCACGATGATACTTCTGCTCATATTCTTTCATACAAGCATTAGCAACCAGCTGGAAGTTTTCTTTCTTCTTTGCTTGTAGTTCTTCAATCAGTTCTTCATGTTCAATCTTACGAAGTTGTTTCATTGCTTCTGAATGCTCTTCAATAAAGTCAATGGCAATCTTTAATACTTCATTTTCTTTCTCTCTTTTTGCTGCTTCTTCAAGCATTTCTTCGTGTGTCATTTCTTTGACCTCTAGTTTCATTTCTGGAGTTTGGTTTTTTCCACAAGAACTATCATCAATTGTGAGAGTTTCTTTTCCTTTATCATAAAACCTCAACTTACCATCATTCATAAGTTCTCGGATTTTCTGTTTGCCGTATTCTGTGAGTTCTTGTTTTTTAATGCGGAGTTCTTGGATTTCTTCTGGTGTGAGGTCTACCCAGGGCATATCATCGTTCATTGTAAAACACAAATCCAGTTGAGGTTTTATGATCGTAGTAATAATACTCTTGAAAGACTCCGTTTTCAAAGTCTTCAATAGACTCAAGTTCATCACTACCAGTTGAATAATAACAGTCTAACACAAAGTCTGCATAATCACCAACAGGACCACAGAACCTATCACCAAACCTTTCTAGGTCTTTATCGGGAAACAGTTCGTAGTATGTGTCTAATACTTCCTGTCCGTATTCTTCTAGGATTTCTTCAAGAGTCATACATCCCATTCCCTTGCTTCCCAATCCATCAGGCACATATTAGTTTGCTCCTTGTCTGTATAGTTATCATAAGCATATTGACGACACTCTTCTTCTGTGCCCTCAAATAGCATTTCATACATCTTGTGGTCTCCATCGTAGGTAATCTTATAAAGTCCCCACTCGTCGTAGCAGTCTGGAAAGAATGGCATTATCGTAGTTTCCTCAAAATCGTGGTGGTTTCTTCCTGCCAGAGTTTTGGTTTCTTACCCTCCGTTAGTTTCTCATTATACCAAGTTTCAGCACCCCAAAGAGTATCAAAATATGCTTCTTTACGAGTGCGTTGAGTGTCTGATTTCCAACTGACTAGGTATTTGGTTTCAGTCATTTTTCATCACAAAAGTTTCTATAGATTTCCCAAGCAAACTCCAAGAGTTGTTCTTCCCAACACTCCCAGTAATCACCTTTTTCACCAGTAAAACTATCAAACCCACAGGATTTAGCAAGTTCAAGGATTTCTTTGTTGGTCATCAGTT